CCGATTATCTCCTCGATTCGGCCCTCTTTTCGGAGCGGCGCCGCCATCAGCGTTCGGATCCCCTCGCGCTGATCGTCCATCGCTTGATCCTCCTGCCTGTTCCGATCCTCTGGGTTCACTGCTACCACCTTCCTTGGCACCGTATTCCCTGACCTCCGCCTCCAGGTCGCCGGGAAAGCTGGCCTCGATCTCAGCCAGCGCGTCCGCAAGGGGCTGGTCGGTTTCATACTCCAGCACCTTGATCCCCTGCTCCTGGAGCGGGGCACCTGTGACGCGAATGACGCGGATCACGGCTGCGGCTCCTCATCCTTCAGCTTCAAGCTCAACTTGAAGGCGGTGTCACGCACGGTACTGACGGCTTGCGCGGCGGCTTGCGCGCAGGCGACTAGGCGCTCGTGAAGTTCGTCGCGCAGCAGGAATACAGCCGTACCATACGACGCCCCCAACGTTTCGCCTTCGCCCCTCACAAATACAGGTACTTCCTGCGCACCGATAGCCAGCTTGACCGTGATGTGTGTGTAGTACTTGGCACCTGCCTTCTTCATCGTAGGCCCGCCCTTAACCTCAATTGTGCGGACGCTTTCGAGAGCAAACACGTCTTCCAGTTTCACAGTGATCTCTCCTCACCAGAGTAGTTCGAGTCCCGCTTTGCCTTCACGGTTGAAGTGGTCGCGGGCGTCGTCGAAGAACACGAAGCGCGGGTCACGCAGGGCGAACTCCTCGCGCGTGGCGCCCCACTCGGCGTAGAGAAAGCGCCGCGTGCGCACGTAGTACTCGTACCTGTCAACCATGTGGCCGTCCTTCTCCATAAGCTTCTTGACGACCTTGTAGCCCTGCGCCAGCAGGGTCTTCCTGACCCAGTACATGAAGTGGCTGTGATTCTTCATGTGCGGGTCGCTGGGTTCGCGTTTTACGGTACACCAGTGGCCGGTGAAGTCGAGCTTGGCCTTCACTTGCTAGAACCGTCCCAGTTCGCGCCGTGCTGCTTTGTCAGGAACGCGTCGAGCGCGTCCTGGAGGACTTCCACTCCGGCCTGCGCGATGTCGCCGCGCACCTCGTCGGCCTCAGTGGTGAAGAAGGTCCACAGGTCCGGGGAGCTAATGCGGTAGCCGTTACGTGAGGCAACTAGCAAATCCCGGATGTCCTGCCACGTGTAGCTGCCGACCATATCGCCCCGCTCCTCCAGGTACGCGTTGGCCTCCTCTCGAAGCGACGCGTCGTCATGCATGGTGGCAAGACGTGTCAGGACCGCACGTGGACCAACCCAAGAGATAAGTTGCGCGAGGTATGCAGTGACAGCCCGCCAGTCCCGCTGTGTCTTGTCAGGGTCGGCCACATCCCGCGCGACGGCATCCGTTGTCGTCGCTAAACCACGCCACGCCACGGCGGCTACATTACCCTGCATGAGTTCGCACAACGCGGCGCCGCTGCGCATACTGTAGCGCCCACGAATCGCGTTTGCCACCGCCCGCAAGCGTGTAAGAAGTCCTAGCTCCTGCTCAGGGTCAGCGGTCACGTCGAGTTCCCACCCCGCCCGCAGCAGAGATTCGGCCAGGTCCGGCGTCAGGGTGACGCCGATGACGACGACGCGCTTGTGGGCACTCATCTGTAGCGGGATGTCCTCCGCGTGCACTTCGTCCACGAAGAGCGCCCACGTCGGCGTGCCATAATGCCGACACCACAACGCGGCGGCCAGAACGCCATCAGGTGACGGGCGCACGATCAGGCGCGTGTACATTTCCGGGCTGCTCCACTTCTGCCCGCTCATGCTCAGACCCTCCTCTGCCTAGTTAGGTACTGGCGCAGGTCGTTCACCGGAGTTCACCGCGCTTGTAATCGACCCGCACGATGATCGTGGGGTCCAGCGTGTACGTGTTGGACCTGAAGTCGGGGCGGTAGCCCATCTGCACGTGGTAGACGGCCATCGTGCCTGAGTAAACGACGCGCTGGCAAGTGGCAACCGTTCGCTGGCGGTCGCCTTTGCCGTACTGCGCGCAATACCACATGTAGTACAACCTGGCGACGGCCGCCGAGAACTTCCGCCCCCTACCTTCGCCGACCGTCTCACCCGTCTTGGCGCGGTGAATCTTGATGTACATCGTGGCACCTCCCTTCGGTGGAAGTGGTAACTACGCACGCCCCCAGCCGCCGTGATTTGCCGCCAGAAGTCGCGGCAGCCAGTGGTGCTCCGTTTCCGCCGCGATGACGAAATACTCGCTGCACAGCTGCGCGGATGTAGTCGCTGGTGCCGACGCCGCAGGTTTGTACCAGTATGGCCCGGCGTACATCGTGACCGGATGCAGCTGTCGCAGGAGTTGCAGTGCTTCGTCGTTTACGCCTACGGCGTACGTCGGAGCGTCACCTACGTTGCTGACGGCACCGTCATAGACGTAGCACACGCGTAACATGCAGTCGTAGTTGTCAAGGAGCAGTGGTGAAAGGATCAAGGAGTTATCAGAACGCTTTCGCAATGCGTACGGGCACTCAGCGAACAGCCGGGACAGCGTTTTCTCAACAACCCACCCAACAGCGTTGTTTATGGGGCTTTCCCAGAGGCGAAACATCGTATTCGCCTTGGGGTACTCAGGCACACGTGGGAGGCCGCACACCTCCAGGGCGCAGTTGAGCATGTGCCAGGCTCTGTCGTCGCTGAGGTTGTACGTGCTCACCTGGAACAGGACATCGTCGTAGCCCGCCCACAGAACGGCGTCCATGGGCCGATCAGGCGGGGCCACCGCCGCCACGTGCAGAAGCGGGGTGGGCGTCTGTTGATTCCGCCGCTTGATAAGCTGACGACACGCGACGTACGGGTTCATTTCTTGGCCCCCTATACCCAGCTATACTCGAAGTGGTAAGGGTCGCCGGTCGCCCACCGGGAAAGCCCGTACACGAGATGGAAGCCCATGTCCTGGTTGCCGCCGCGAACACTGTATCCCTGGTAATTGGCGTCAAAGCCGGTGTACTTGAACGGGCACTTGGGTTCCTCATCCTGAAACACCCGCACGTAACGGATGTCCGGCGGGTATTCAGGGCGAACGTCCGTGATGATGCGGAACAGGTCGATGATGTGGAGCATTCCAGACCGTGACTTGTGCCGCAGGACGCAGAAGAGCTTCGTTCCCTTGGGCAGCGCAGCGAGTTCGTCCTTTTTCAAGGTGACACCTCCCTTTCACGTGATAGGCGTTACTTAACCTTTTCCTCCTCCCCGGTGTTGATGTTACCTGACCAGAGAACCGTTGGCTCAGCCGCGCCCTGAAGCAGCCGGTGCGTTACCACGCACCCGCCGTCAGCGCGGACCTCCATCGCGACCTGCCCATCCCAGGTTTGGATAGAGACGTGCATCGCCTGGTGCCCGCAGCGTGTAACTTCGTACTGTGATTGGTCGCCGTACAGGACGCCGAAGAGCTTTGCCACCTTTTAGCCCCCTTTTATGCGGCGCGCCTTGACGTACATGCCGGTATCACCCATGCCGCTGTAGGTGACACCGTTGATCGTGATATGAACATAGAGCCAGCGGCTGGTGACGTAAGACCGCGGGTCGTATCGCTCCCCGATCACCTTTACGTCGCGCGAGACGACGTTGCCATGCCAGTCTGTGACGCAAAGGACGCCGTCGATTCGCTCCAGGTACAGGAACAGGTAAGTCGGTGAGACGAAGCCGCCGCCGGCGGTGAACTCGCGCCCTTTGTGGTGAACTACGCCGGGCGGTGGGTTGTAAACTGGCCCGGTTACACCGTCAACGGTGATATTGGGCAGCTTCAGGTCTTCGGGCATGGTGTCACCTTCCTTTTGTAAGCTTGCGCCCGCATGGTGATGCACGCGCACGCGTCAGCGCGGCGGATGCGCTGTAAGATGTCCCGCGCGGCGCCCAACGCCTCGTTATATGCGCCTACATAAATGCCTGCGGCGTAGTCGCGGCGGGTCGCGCCGCCGAATACGGGCAGGAATCCGTATGTAACCTTCGCGCGACGCGCGGCGCGCTCCTCAATGTCCAGGAGTACGGCGTACACCTGCACGGCAAGCGGGGCGCGCCGCGTCAGGCACTCCATCAGCCCGAACGGGGCTTTCAGGATCTCACCGTCCGCCTGGATGTGAAACCGCTCCGCAAGTTCGAGGTTGTGGGTTATAGGGTTTTCCTCCCGCCAGATGTTCCCCGTTAGGTCGCCGGCAGGTGCGGGGGTTTCAAGGGCTGTGTCAAGCTGGTAGTAGAACTTCCGCTCTGAAGCAGGAGCAGGCCCCTCTTGGTAATACCAAGCGTTGGCCTCCGCTGGATGGCCGGGGCCAGGGTCGAACCCTTGCAACACAGCGCACGCTTCCGGGGAACTCACTTGCGGCTTCGCGGTCATGGTTGCTTTCCTCCCTTCTCCAGGCGCTCGATAACCATTGCTGCTTGTAAGTCGCTTAGGGTGGCGAACTCACCCTTTGGCCCCTGACGGGTGACGAAGATGTCACCTCGGAGGCCCAGCCAACCTTTGGGCAGCCCCATCAGGGCGCCTTCCTCGTTACAGATGACCATGAACGGCTCAGAGAGCGTCCAGGGCACGGCCTCAATGTACCCCCCGACGATTTTCTGCATTGCCTCCAGGGTGTTCTCAATCTCGACGGCCTTTGGCTCCTGCTCGGCACGTGCTACGACGACCTGCATGATGCTGAAACCTCCTATTCCTTAGCACTGTGGCCGGGGGCCACAGTTTACCTCCTGCTTCGGCGGCAGGTGCTGTTCGATAACGTCCGCCAGGTGGTGGAACATGGCCGCCTGGTGTTTCAGGTCCGCCCGCGTGTCGGCGAGGAAGAACCAGTGGCGCGGCAGCGCCTCCTGCTCTGCGCAGCTGCCAAAGTAGAACTTAACCCCTATAGGCGTCCCCATCAATGGCTCGAATGCGAAGGTGATGGTGGCCACCTCTACGTCGCGGCCGCCGGGAAGGTCTGGCTTGACGATGGACATGCTTTGCTTGAAGCGGTTGAAGTCCTCCTCCCAGTCGTAACCATCGGGGATACGGCGCTCACAGTCAGCGCAGGTTTCGCCATACCAGCCCGATTCGTCGTCTGAGGCGAAAACCGGGTGCGCCTCGTTACCCTCGCTGTCTTTGGGCGGGTTCTGGTCGTCGGCGAGGGCGGCGACGCCGAAGTGATTCTCGGCGCACGTCAGGCAATGCATCGCCGCGTCGTAAGTCCAGGCCACAATTTCGCTGCTGTCCGACATGGTATCACCTTCCCCTTGTTGGGAGAGTGTACACGAAAACCGCAAGTGCCATGACCGCCAAGCAGCCTATCAAGGCGCCCGCGAGGTTCGCCGTTGCGGCGCAGGGCGGGTACTCCACAGCAGCGGCGTGCATGTTGTACGCGCCCCAGGAGCCGATACCCGTTGCCGCCAGGCACAGGATTCTCACGAGCCGAAGCATGGCAGCACGTCCTTTCTACCAGGCCGGCTCTAAAGGTCGTGGTCGATTTCGTGGACGGCCTTGTTGTAGTCGTTGACGCGCTGCGCGTTGAGTGCGTCTAGTTCGGCCTCGTATTCATCCCATTTCGCCCACATCGCCTTCTCATCGGTGAAGTAGTGAACAACATAGCGGCTGTCGGTGCAGCTATCGACCTCATAGCGCACGACAGCGCCCACGTACTGGCGCAGGGAATCGACCTCTTCCTCAGTCAACCTAGGCTTGATCGGGTCTGAGACATCGGGCGCCGACCAGGAGAGGTTGTGGCGCAGGAGGTAAACGCACCAGCCATCCTCCTGGACGCTGCCAACTTCAAGGTCGGAATGCTGTTCGGCGAGGTGTGCCACATGGAGGTCGATCACCTTCTGGCGAAGCGTCTTTGTCACGGCGCTTAACCTCCTATTCGTCTTGTTCGTCTTGCGCAGTCACCGTTGCAGGTATTCGGGCCGATCACACCCTGGTGTCGCGTTCATCTTGCGCACGTGGGGCGGCATGTACCCTGTGAAAAGGTCAGGGTATCCATTCGAGAGCGCCTCCCGAATGAGGCGCTGTGTGACATCCCAACCCACGCGGTCTAGCACGATGTTCGGGATGCGGCAGCCTTGACGCGCGGCCAGAATCAGCACCGCGAAATATTCGGTGGGGCCGATACATGCCTCCGCCTCTGCACGCGTGCAGCTTGATTTCTGGGAGGCAACATTGCGGCGGATCGTGACGATGCGGTGAGCACGATACTGTAGGGGCGTCATTTCCCAAAGTGCCTTCGTTATGAAGTCGCCTGGACGCCAACGAGCCTTTGCCATCGTGCTATGCCTCCTCTACTTTGGGCATGGCGCACTTGACGCGCCAGCCACGAAACCGCGCGCCTAGGGGCGCCCTTGCGTAGAGACACGCGGAACCCACGCGGCCGTCAGGGTACACGCGGACGCAGTAGTCGCGCCCGGCGCACCCCCTGCCTAGCAATCTGTCGGACAGTTCGAGTGTGGTTTGGTGTGCCAGTATGCCGTTGACGTAGGCGCCCAGCCGTGTATTGTCACGGCGGAGCAGTCGGCCCTTGTAGGCGCGCCAGAGCAGGTTCTTGTACCATTCGGGCAAGCGCATTGACGCTGACCTCCTCAGATTCGGTCTGTGGGGGGCGTGTTACTCCCTTCCAGGGGATGAGTTTGTGACGACGATGACGCGGCGGTTGTATGCCGCCGCCACTTCCATATCGTCGAGCAGATTGCGCAGGGTAATGCGATCCCGCTCGTCGAGTTTGCCGATTCGACTGCACCACGCGGCCTTCTGTTGCTGGTTCACCGACAGTCCCTCCTGTTGTCAGAGGTTCGGCGCGTGCTAGTCTTCGTCCTCTTCGTCCTCTTCGTCCTCTTCGTCTTCAGGGGTTAGGCGGGCGGCAAGCTCGTCCCAGTCCTTGTCGAGCTTTACCTGGCCGTCTATCTGGTGGCGCGGAATGACTACTCCCGAATCGTACTCAACCTTGTCATACCAGACGACCTCTTTTTGCCCCTGGTCGTTCACGGTATAGACGGCGCCCTGTTCCCGCAATGCTGCAAGCTCGTCGGCATTGAGGACGGGCGGGGTTCCTGGCGGGCAACAGTACTGGATAGCTTCCTTCACATGGAGTGCGTCAGGTTCGTCTTTGGGGCCGAGAATCGGGATGTCAAACTTGGCCGCCCACAGTCCCACCGTGGAGCAGTCACCCTCCGTTTCGTCCTGCATGGATTCGAGGGTAAGTTGGTGGATGTACTCTTTGAGCACGTCCCAGCGGCAGTTTTCGTCCTTGTACACAGGGCGATACCTCCTGTAAGTTATGGCTCACACATTGTTAGAGCGCGGGGATGGTGAGGCTGGGACCACGATCCTTGCGCGTGTAGTAAATCAGCACGTCGCCGTTGTCGGCCGTGTACTGGTACTTCGCGCGCGTCTTGCCTGTCCCGACAACCACGCGTTCCAGGGTAAGGGTTTTGGCGCCGTTCTTCTCGGCCATGGTTTTCCCTCCTCTCGAATGTAGTGGTAGCAATGTGGTCGAAAACTTGGTGGGACGCGCGCGGTTTGCCCGATTTGTGGTCAGTAGGCGCCGCGCGCGTCCCTAGGTAGTAGTGCAGTAGTTGCAGCATAGTAGTTGCATGTTACCATGCAACATATCCCTCCCTGTGGCCGCGCGCCGCTGTCGTACAAGGAGCCACCTTGCACCGGAAAGCGCGCCGTCAGGATAGACTATTGGCAGTTAGTTGTGCTGGCCGGCAGGGCTAGTGCTAGTCCTGCACCTATGCCGTCATTAGTCGTTTTTGCGCCCATGGTACACTGTTTTGGCGCGTCACCTGCTGTCAACACGTGACGTGTTGCTTAGGTGTACAATCCCTGTCGAGGATTAGGGCGCCAGTATGGCGGGGTTTTCCCCGCGCCGTGCTAGACAAGTGACAGCTTGTCATTGCACGTCGTTTTCAAGGTTCGTCGAAACTTAGTGCCACAAGATTGTGATAGGCAGCGGCCATATTTGGGATTCCAGGTTATTCCTTGCCATGGCTACTGCATCTTTTCGGATCCTATAGCCATGTTTAGTTTCTGTCGTCAGCGCGTCAGTATGCGTGTTGTGGTAGATTCGTGCATACCACTTTCCGCTCCTGTCGCGCCAAGTTTCCAACTTGGTCACGATAACCACCACCTATTTAGTTGTCACGCGCACTTGGCGAGAATGCTGTGCGTGGGTGCTATGCAGAACCCACCTAAGTTGTGCGCACAGTTTCTATGCGTTGCCGGGCATTCCCCTGTCGGTGGCAGAGTCATTGCGTCCTCTGTCCTCCTACTTGCTAAGCTGGGACAACCCCTTTGCAAGTGTTCCGGTGAGCAGGAAGGCTAGGGCGATTAGGATTCCGCACACACAACCCATGTTCTGTTCCTCCTGCTCCTCTAGTATGTCCTCTCCTTGATTAGATCATACCACAGCCAGGGTTATATATCAACGTCCATATTTGGCTATGACGGCCAGCCTGGGCGAACCACGTCCGTAAAGCTCACTCATACTCTCTGCGCCGTGGTAATGCTAGTCCTTTCAGGTTCTTCTATCACGTTCAACCCATGCTTTTAGAGCATGGGATAAGCTGTAAGCATGTACGTAAGGTGTTAGCATTAGTAAACGGCGGGGGAAGTGCAGGGCAATACGTACATGCCCAGGTGGCCAGGACGTGGGAGCAAGTGCTGTCAGCATAACGAGTGTCAACTAGTTATGTAACCTACCGGGGGGCGCCCCACGCCCCCCGGCCTCCCGTATGGGTGGGATACCCCCATTTGCCGCCGGAACGAATTGACCCCCTGGAAAATTTTACCTTGACAGCGCACCCTAGACGTGCTACACTAAGGCCGGCAGAACCCCCATCAGGCATCGGCCGGGCCAGACAGTGGGACGCGGCTCCTTTAGCGGGTAGGCCAGCGCACCCCAGTCAGCGCCCGGCCGAAGAGAATAAGGGCGGTACGTCGTTTAAAGAAGGACGCGGGGAAAGCCCGAAGACGTGACGCTGAAATGCGTCACCGTACCGCCCTGATAAGCCACTTGACAAGTCCCCCCATACCTTATATACTCTTTAATAGAGAGAATAGGGGAAAGGGGGAAGTCTACCCTTGAAGGACAAAGAAGAACAGGAAGACCCTCGTTATGAGGGACTGAAGGAGATGCTGCCGTATGGGCATTCAGGGTCCATCGTGTCCGGGGTGCGTTCCAGCCGCCGCGCCGGTCGTGGAAGGTCCGACGGGTCAGGCCGCCGCCCATCCCATCAACGGTGGTCACGACGCTTCGGGGAAGTGTGAGCGGGTCGCGGGCCTGACCGTGAGCCAGATGCGTTGCGGCAACCGCGGCCTGGAGATCGAGTTTGTAGGCGGTGCCTGCTTCCACGCTACTCTTAACACCCCCGACGCCAGCCTACCCGCCGGCACCTACCTGGAGACGTGGTGCACACACTCGAAGTCCAAGACGGGGTGGACCACGTGCAAGACCCCCCTCACAGCCGGACGCCCCGTTGACCGCTACGGGCCGATCCGTCTCAGGCACGGATGATCAAGCTATATCAGTGTGAGCACTGCAAGGGTGTAGTGACGTCACGGACTGACAAGGGTTGCCTGATGTGCGGCGCCGCGCCTGACCGCCTGCGTTACGTCTGCTCTGTGGAGGAGGCTGAAGACGATGCCTGACACGAAACACTACAAGTCGCGTGAAGTCTCCGGGGCCAGGGCCGGCCGTGGGGAAACCCTGCGGCAGCGTACCATCAAGAAGGACGGGCATCTCATCAACGTCGCCGTGATGAGCAAGCCCGGCCCGCGGGGTGGCAAGACGGTCGCCACGTCCATCCGCCACCCCAAGCGCAAGCGGTAGGATGCCCAAGAAACCTCTTAGTCCTGAAGAGGAACAGGCAGGGGAGTATTACATCTGCCCCACCTGCGATGAATACCACACCTGCAGGTGGTGTGAATTCCTCCTCAAGTGGGTTGCTGAGCACTCCAAGGAGTTCAAGGAGGAAGAGTCAAGGGAGCAGGTTTACACTAATAACGGGGGTTTCCTCTTTACCCACCGCCTATACTGCACAAACTATTGGTGGCTCGAATCTGAGGCATGGTACAGGAAGTCTCCCTGTGAGTGCTGCTCAATACGGAAATGGTGTGCGTGGCGCAAGCCACGTGAAACTGCGGGTAAGACGTGGATTGATAAACCCATTCACACTATCCTTAGCAACTATGACTACAACCGGATGATAGACATCCAGGCCCAACATTGCACCGTCTGTAGGGACAGGCAACAGGAGGTGGGTTGTTCAGATGGACGGCTTTTTTGAGTCAGATTCACCAATCCCTATCGATCCTGAAACATACGAAAAGAAGCAGGCAGGACGCCTCTACATCTGCGACAGCTGTGACCACGAGTGTGTTTGTGGGTGGCGCAAACAGCTTCTCAAGTGGGCCGCCACGCACTTTGAGAAGCTGGCTGCGGAAGAAGTGAAGGCACAGAACAAGGAGTTCGTCTTCTTCCACCACGTGTACTGCTCATACCACCGCCAGCCTGCATCCTCTGAACCTAGGGTACAAGAGTGGGGAAAGGAACTCCCTTGCGAATGCTGCTCAGTACGGCAGTGGTGCAAGTGGTGTGAACTGCGGAAGGTTCAGTCTAAGGCGTGGGTAGACAAGGCAAGGCACACCATCATCTTTGCCTATGACAGGTACAACTGCCAAGTAGGTGCTCAGGCTTGGCACGTGGCCCTCTGCGAAGATAGGCCGAGGAGGTAGGAGGTCAGTACTTTGGGAATCCGCCGGATCTACATGATCTCGTGCGACATATGCAGCCACTGGCACGAGTTTCAGAGCGTGGCCGTTCGCAGCGTCAGCGACGTAGAGCGGCTGGCGCTTGGGTACGGGTTCGTAGCGGTGCCGCGCAACAAGCTGGCCGTCGATGCTATCATACGCGTAGGGTATAAAGTGCCCCGGCAGACGCCACGCGTCTGGCTGTGTCATCCGTGTGCGGGCCAGTATCTCAGGTATCCGGCCAACGTACAGGCGTCAGACAAGATTGAAGGCGCGCGGGCGGCAGTGGCGGCGGCGGAGGCGAAGATTCCGAAGGTGTCACTCTCCGAGGTGGCGCGCCGTGCGCACGAACAGCAGGATGCCCGATGAAAGGTCAGGAAACGCTGTTTTCGTCGGCCTCGGGCGAGTGGGAAACGCCGCCGAAGCTCTTCAATTACCTCAATTTACGCTTCGCATTCGAGGTTGACGCCGCGGCAACGAGCGAAAACGCCAAGTGCGCGGCGTTTTTCTCGTTAAAGGACGCCGTGGACGGCTTGCGCCAAGTTTGGGCGCCGAAACGGGTCTTTCTGAACCCACCGTACGGCCGCGAAGTCGGAAAATGGGTTGCAAAAGCTCATTTTGAAGCCCAACGCGGTGCCCTGGTCGTTTGTCTCCTGCCAGTGCGCTCGGACACGGCCTGGTTTGCCGCCTTTTGCTCTCGCGCCGACGAGATATGGTTCCTGCGGAAGCGTTTGCGCTTCGTCGGAGCCACTAACAGCGCGCCATTCCCGTCAATGATCGTCGTCTTCCTGCCTCGCAGCACGGCAATCACGCCGGTACTGCGAGTCTTGGAGCCGTCGGAGTGGGAACGGGCTTGACACGCCTCTTCTCAGGCTATATACTGTAAGTAAGATAGCTAGCTGTCACCAGTCGCGGCCACCTTGGGGTGGCCGCACTGCTTTAGGGGGGTGTCGAGATGCCGATGTCGGGGGTGCAATACGACAAACTGCTCCACGGCTACCACGAAGAGCGGTTGTCCATGCGCGAATCCGCCATCACCGCCGGGGTGGACTACTCCGAGGGGGTGAAGGCGCTTGTGGCCGACATCCGGCGCATCACCTCGGGCAAGAAGAAGTTCGGGAGGTTCAGCCTGGACGTGCGCCGGGCTGTGCTCGAACGCTACCGTGACCTCGCGGTGGAGAATCCGACTTCCCCTGATGTTACGGAGCGGGTGGGCAAGGAATTCGGCATCTGTAAGGCTACCATTCGCAACTGGCTTCGCCCCAGCTACACGCGGGCGGAGGCGGCCGGCGAGTTGCTGATCGCCGCCGACACCGACGCCGCGAAGACGTTGATAGGGGCGTTGTGCGCGCGCATCGCGTCCGACGACCAGGTGGTGGCGGTACTGGCTGACCTGCGCCAGGAACTGGCGAGGGATCTCTACGCCTACGGCCGCCACTTTTACGATGCCGCAGCGGGAGCGTTGGGCGACCACAAGGCGGGCGCTTTCATCCGCGCCGCCGCCACCGCCGGTCACTACGCAATTCATGACGGCCAGATCCTCTCTGGCCAGGCCACAGAGCGTTTCGGAGCGATGTTCAACGAACTGGAAGGTCTTTCCGACGATCAGCTGCGCGCTGTCGTGGAGGGCGCGCGGCGGGGACTGGTGGGTGATGTCGGTGATACGAGCGCAGCCAACGCCTGAGCGTGTGGACCTTCTGGCGCGTGCCGTACAGGCGCGTACCATTGAAGCTATAACGTCGCGGTTTGCGTTGCGCCTTTACGAGCCGAACGTCGGCCAGCTGCGGTTTCACCAGTGCCCAAAGCGTTGCCGCATAGAGTTCGGTGGCAACAGGACGGGTAAGACCGAAGGCGGGACCGTAGAGGCCATGTGGTTTGTGACGGGGACGCATCCGTACAGGATGGTGCTCCCGTCGTCGGGGTGGGTGGTATCCTCGACGTTTGAGGTGCAGCGTGACGTCGTGCAGGAGAAGTTCGAGAAGTACTTGCAAGGCGTGTCCCACACTGTATTCTGGCGGGACAAGCAGCGCGACTACTGGGACCGTGTGGTGATCCCGACCGCCAACGGGTCGCAGACGATCACCTTCAAGTCAGTGGATCAGGGTCGCCTCGCGTTCACTGGTGCTGCGGTGTCGTGGATCTTCCTCGACGAGGAAGTGCCCATGGACATCTACACTGAGTGCCTAATGCGCACCATGAGCCATCAAGGCAACATGTGGGGCGCGATGACGCCAGTAACCGGCGTCATGTACGAGTACATAACCGAGCCGGCGCCGGGTGAGGCCGACCCCGAGATGTGGTTTGACTACCTCACTTGGGAGGACAATGCCAAGTACCTGCCCGAAGTGGAGCGCCGCCGGCTTCTGTTGGCAATCCCGCCGGAGGAGCGTGAGGCGCGCATCTTCGGGCGGTTCGTGCCGAAGTCAGGTCGCGTGTACCCACAGTTCAACGACCGGGTGCATGTCATCGAACCGTTTGAGATACCGGATACGTGGAAGCGGTACGCTGGCTTTGACTACGGCTTGCGGGCCGCAACCGCGGTGATGTGGGTGACGACAGATGCTGACAGCAACGTGTACTTCTACGACGAGCATTACGCCGCTGAGCAGGAGCCGCCGTGGCACGCGGAGCGCATCAATGCGCGCGGGCGTACGCTGCTTGTCGCTGACCCAACGGTATTCAACCGCTCCGACGCCTTCGGGGGTACGGTGGCAGGTATTTACGAGCGGTACGGCGTGCAGTTGCGACCCGCGCGCCGTGGAAGCGGCAGCTGGAAGGCGCGGACGAACCTTCTCCGCCAGTTGCTGCGGTACGAGATTGACGATGCAGGCATTGTGGTGAAACAGCCTCGGATGTTCATATTCCGCGACTGCTGCCCAAACTTGTGCAGTGAGTTGCGCAAGCTGCGGTGGCGCGAAACACGCACAGTTACCGTGGAGCTACCGGAAGATACGCAAGGCCCTGACCATGCAATCGATGCGGCGGGGTACTCGCTGGAGATACCGTTCGCACACTTGTTGCCGCAACCACAAGCGGTTGTGGTGAAACCGTGGAAGCCGCGCAACAAGTATACCGGCTACTGATAGGATTGGGGTGGTGACAGTTGGCTCGAAAGCGCAGGGAAAAGGACGATTACGTAGAGCTTGTCAAGACGCGCCGCTTGCAGGGTGCTTCCGCGACATCTACCCTGCGGAGCATCTGGCGTGAAAGCTACCGGCTCTATAAGTGCTACCTTGAAGAGCCGGCGAAGCAGGTGTCATTGACGCCGGAATACATGCGGGCTACGCTGTTCGTGCCGGAGACGTTCGCCGAGATGGAGACGTTGGCGCCGCGGCTCTTGCGTGGTATGTTCGCATCCCGGCCAACCGTGCGCGTACTGGCGTTCGGTGATAGCGACGCCGAGCGGCAGCACGCGCTGGACAATGAGGCGCTACTTGACTACCAGCTGCACGACGTAATCCGATTCCCCGCCGCTACAAAAGCGGGGGTATGGGTGCGCCTCGGGCTGCTGTTCGGCATGGCGCCGGCGCTGGTATCCTGGCGCGTTGACAAGCGCAAGGTTTGGCAGCGGGCGCCAGTGTCGCCGGGCAGCGACGCGGAGCGGCAACGAGCGGACATGTTCCCCGGAAGTGTTCGCCAGGAACGGCAGCGGGTGGAGCAGACGACCTACGACGACCCCGACGTGACCCCAATCCTGCCGCAAGACGTGTGGTGGGATCCGGGTGGAAACAGCGTCGAGACATGTACTTGGGTCATCGTCCGTTCGTACCCGACGTTGGCGATGCTCAAACGTGTTGTGGAGCGCAATCCTAAGCAGTACCGCAACATGCCCGATGTCGAGGACGCCGCCAGTACGACACCTCAAGAGACTGCATCCGAGAGTTTGCGCGCCGCGGTTTCGCTTGGCGGCAGTGTGCCGGGGCACGCGCGTGACCGTCGGCTGGTGCTCGACGAATGCTACACTGACGACGAGATTATCAGCGTCGTCAATGAAAGCATCTTCATCTCCCATCGGGAGAACCCCTATAACGGCAAGCCGTTGGTGATCGCGGTGGTGACGCCTGAGATCACCAACCTATGCGGTATCGCACCGACTGAAGTGATCAGGACGCATCAGTACGAGTTGAACGATTTACATAACCAGCGCATGGACGCATTGATTCTAGGGCTACTTAAGACGTTTGTGGCGCGCGAGGGGTCGCCCGCCGCGCACGCGGATCTCTCGGAGTTGCTGCGCCCGCTGGGGCGGCTTGTAACTACTGACATCGCTAACGACATCAAGGCGTTGGACTTGGGCACAGTGCCTATGATGTCGTCGGAGATGGAAGCCACGTTGAAAGCCGCGATGCAGGAAGCGACCGCCGCGTACGACTTCATGCGCGGCGGTGCTGTGCGCAACCGTGAGACGGCCACTGCCGTCCGCGCGCGCACTGAAGGTGGTAGCTTCCGGTTCGGCGATTACCTTGGAAACCTCGAAACCACCGGCGTGTATGATATTGCGCGCCAGATAATCGACATGAACCAAGCGTTCGTCGCCGGCGCGAAGCCGGTGCGTCTAGCCGGCGGTGGAATGCGGCACATCCCAGTCGGCGGCCTCGACGGTAAGTTCCATTACATGGTCGCCGGGTCCGCGGTGGAACCCATCGCGGACAAGGATTTGCGACGGCAGCAGCTGCTCCAGTTCATCGCCGCCGTGAGCCGCCGCCCGGAGCTTACGATGCTCATTAATTGGCGGCGGTTCATGGTTGAGTTGCTGGCAGCCTTTGAGTTCCGTGACCCCGACAACTATATACAGCCCGCGATGCCCGCCGTGCCAGGAATGCCTCCTGGCGTGGGCGCACCGCCCGGCGTGGGGCCGACAGGGATTGCAACAGGGCCGGCCACAGTAGGCCCCCACACGCCGGAACTCGCGCCGCGGAAGGTGGTGCCGGCAAATGCTCCTCGCGCCGCGCGGATCGTCCCAACCTAACCCGGCAGAGGAGGCGGCGCGGGGCGTCGCTGTTGAGGCGATGTGCGCCAGCGTTGGGTGGACCCACGTTGACGCGCGCTTGACACAGCAACACAGTGCGGCGCTCAGCAAGCTGGTGAGCGCGCTGCCGGGCGACGTGGCGGAGATCGCCAAGGCACAGGCTGTATGTCGCTTCATCGACGAGTTCCGTGTGATCGTGCGCACTTGGATCGAGCTTGGCCGCAAGGCCAGGATAGCCCTTAACCAACCTGAGACGAGGTGAGTAGTGTGGCCGACGAGCCAAAGACCACTCCCGACGCCCCGGTGTCACCGGCTACCGTCCTTGCAACGCCCCCTCCCGGCCAGGCTGCGGCAGCGGCTGGTACTGGAGTCACGGCGGTGCAAGGCGCCCCGGTGTCGCCAGCTACCGTTGGCGGTGGCGCGGCTGCGGCAACCCCCGCAAAGAAGCTGTACGCGAACAAGTACGAGACTGTAGAGGATCTGGAGAAGGCGTATGTGGCGGCGCGCACGCACATTGCTAGGAGGATGCCTGCTGCATCGGCGGACGCGATACTGGCTGCCGGTGCAGGCAACGCGGCACCAGCTGCGGCTGCGGGCACAACTGCAACGGCAGCGCCCGCTCAGCCCGACCTGTCGCGCCCGTTGGTTCCGTTCGATCCTACGCAGTACGATGATCCTGCAGCTGGGGCAGTGGCGTATACCAACGCTGTGTTTGCCCAGCTGCTACAAGGGCTAGCGCCCGTAATCGGGCGGATGCAGCGCGACCAGACGACAGCGGCGCTTGATTCGCTCGTGGGCGAGTTCCCTGACGCCTTGGAATTACACGCGGAGATCGCCACCATCGTGAAAGACAACTCCGCCATCAAAGCGGCGTTGGCCGGCGGTGAGGATCCGCGTGGTGTGATGCGTTCGGCCTATTTCATCGCACGTGGGATGAAGGCCGGCGAGGCGATGGTGGCGGCCAAGGCCGCCGGTGTGGAGGAAGGCGTGGCTGCGGTGGCAGCGCGAGGTGCCGCAGCTGGTGTGGGCGCAACAGGCGCGTCAACCGGCCCCGCGGCGGTCGGTGATGAAGCTGCACAGCTGAAAGCCTCGCTGTTCAGTACGACGCCGCGCAAGGGCGCGCTGGCGTTCGTCCGCCAGCCCTTGGCGGATGAGGTGTTACCAGTAAAATAGAAGCCCCGCACCCCACCGTGGGTGTGGGGGTTGGGGAGGGTTTGACACATGGGTGGTGGAAGTGGCACCGCAGGGCCTGTGTTTGTGTCGCAGTTTGACGACCGGCGCATGACGTTGGACATCGCCGACGAGATCCTGATGCTGAACCCAAACGCAACGCCGTTGATCGTTCTGCTCAGCAAGCTGCGCAAGCAGCAGACGATCTCGCCTGAGTTCATCTGGTTCGAGGATGACCTGGGGCCGTACATTGACCGGATCAACCACGGTGGAGGTTACATCGCCGGTGCCGTCGAGCTTGTGGTTGATAACGGCGTGTACTTCGCTCCCCATGACCTCGTGAAGGTGTTCCGCAGCAGCGAGGTCATACGAGTTATCGGCGTCAACGTGGACACCAACACGCTGACTGTCACGCGTGGCTATGGTACGACTGTCGCCGCCGCGATCAACGACGACGATTACCTGTGTATCCTTGGCAACGCCATGCCTGAGAACTCGACGCATCCTGACTACCGTTCCGGCCAGCCGACCAAGCGTACGGCGTATACGCAGATCCTGCGCACGCCGTTCGGTGTCAGCCGGAACTCCGCCACTGCGCGGATGGTGACGGGCGAGGATGAGCGGAAGCGCCTTACCCGCTTGAAGGGTGAGGAGCACAACTTGAAACAGGAACAGGCGTTCTGGTTCGGCGAGGGCAAAAACGACCTCGTGAACCACGTGCGCGCGATCAAGGGTATCTTCGCCTACATTACCACCAACGTCTACGACGCGACAGGTGCCCTTACCGAGTCTGAGTTCGAGCAGTTCCTGGAGACGGCATTCGCCTACGGCTCCAGCGACAAGTTCTTCTTCGCAGCCACGCGCATAATCTCGGTGATCAACGGCTTTGCCAAAGCAAAGCTGGAGATCGAGATGGGCGAGGACACTTATGGTCTGAGCATCATCAAGTACCGGACGCCTCGCGGGACGCTCCACATGATGGAGCACAAAGGGTTCATCCACGACTACAACGACACAGGTGTCGTGCTTGACCTCGATGAAGTCACGCTGCGTCCGTACGTCGGCGCGGATACCCACCTCAACCGCAACATTCAGGAGCCGAGCCGCGATGGGTTCCTCGACGAGTACTTTACCGAGGTGGGGTTGCAACTCAACTGCGAGAAGAAGCACGCCGTCATAGTCGGCGTGACTAGCTAACTCGCGCTTCCAGGTGGGTTAGAAGGAGGGATTGTAGTGGCGGGAAAGGGAAAGTCCATGGCGCCGGCGCGTACGACTGTAACACTACCGGGCCACCCGGCCGTACCGCCGGCCCCAGTTGCCGCGCAGGTGCCGGTCGAGGAGCCGGTCGTCGTACCTGATGAGGAAGAGGTCGTGCTTGACGACGAAGAGGAAGAAGAGGTCACGACTGCGTCGGTGGCCGCTGTTTACACCAGTATCTACCCGCAGCTGATCATCGTCATAGAGCCTGCTGACAAGCAAGTCTTGTACGGTCAGGTTCACTCGATCAAGGGGCGGCGGATCCAGTTCGACAACGGCAACTACACAACTAGTGATCCCAGCGAGATCGCAGCTATCGAACGCAGCAAGTTCTTTGCACGCGGATTCATCAAGCGTGTGGCGAACATAGATACGGTTAAAACCGTACTGGCTGCGGCTGCGCATGGAGGTACGAAGTAAGACATGGCCGCTGTGCTCACGTTCAATACTCCGGCTCCCGCCGTGTCCGCTCTGCGTGGCCAGGCGGGCTACCACCCGCTGGTCGTGACGACAGGCCGGATCGCGTTCGATGATTCGTACCCAACGGGTGGCGAATCTGTGGACCTGTCCAACGTGCTAAAGCACGTTCTGGGCGTGGCGTTCATGGGTGCCAAAAGCGGCTACCTGTTCGAGGCTGATCTTACCGCCGGCGCTGCGGCGGTCAAGGTTCTAGTGCGCACGCCCGTCAACGTGCAGGCGGTGCACACGCACGCCGCGACCACGAAGGTCATGCGGGCATTCTACAGCGGCGGCGACGTCAAAGGTGGGGCGGACACCAATTCGCCCAACGCCGACCTCGCTTCCGAACCGACCAACGGCCACGCCGTGGCGGCCTTCGCTACCGTAGCTGGGGGTACTTGGGCCTGTGGAGCGATCACGCATCCTGACCGTCCGCGTAACGTCTGCGTCACTGTCTACAACGACAGTGGCGGCCCGTTGAACCTCTTCGAGGGCGTTATGGCGTTCCTGGTCACTGGCACGTACCACGGTGCCGCGCAGACCGAAACCGTGTCCATCACCTCGACGGCGGGCAACAAAGCCGTCGCCACTACCAAGTACCGCGTGCAGTACGGCGTCAAGGCGTTCAGCACTGTCACCTCCATTACGCTCAACAACGTGCCCGCCGACGGGCTTAAGATCGGCGCCGGCCCCGGCACTCACTTCGGCCTGCCGCTCGATCTCGCCACGCCCGCCGAAGCCGACGTCCTTGACTTCGCCGTTACTGCCGTGCGCAAAGCCGTTACTGGCTGCGTCGATACGGCTAACAACACTGTCAACGTCGAAGCTATCGCTGACGCCGCCGACTTCGAGGTCACGTACCTGGCGGCAGCGTACGTCTCCGCAGTAGCGACTGGCGGCGCGATAGCGGCTGCCGTCGCCGCTGAAGTAGCTGACACGACTAACCTCAGTACGCTGGCTGTCGGTTTCGTGGCCTGGGGTTTGCCTCCGGTGTAACAGGCAGGGGCCGGCCTGGTCCGCCGGCCCCCCGCCTACTCGCTCTTGGAGGGGGTGCACCTGTGGCGGCGGATGGGCACAACGAGGAGGAATGCCGCGCCGTTTGCGCGGGACACAGTGGTGTCACTGCGCGGCTTGATAACGCGGAGAAGGTCGTCAGTGAGGCGAAAGGCGACCTTCGATGGATCCAGCGGACGTTGATCCTGGTCCTGCTTGGCGTTGCAGTTAACGTTGTGATGTCGGCCATTGCAAGGAGGTAGGACTACATGTTTCACGATCTATTCATTGACGTCCTGGTGGCGTTGCTCACGGCGCTGGCGACGCTGGGGGCCAGATACGTGTACAAGTACCTGCTGCCTGACGTGTGCCGTTGGCTGAAAACGCGCACGTCCGCCGACCAGTATGCATTGGCGGCACGGTTGGCGGCCACGGCTGCGGCGTTCGTGGAGCAGGTTTACATCCAGATGCACGGCGATGAGAAGTTGAACGCCGCGCTGGAGATCCTGCGTCAGCGACTGGCGGAGCGTCATATCGTCCTTACCGAAGACGACAAGCGTGAGCTTGTCGAAGCTGCGGTACATGGCTTCAACGTTGGCAGGGAACGCGCCAATGCGACCCCCTAAGTTGTACGTTGATTTCGGGGGGCTGTTGGAACAGGTAGCCGCCGCCAGGAACTTCCGGCTGGCGGAGTTCGCCTGCAAGTGCTGCGGTCTGATTCTATGGACTGTGCACCTCCCAGTCCTGATCGTGCGTGCGCAGGCATTCCGCGATCTCGTCGCGGCGCCGGTGCGTATCACGTCAGGTGGGCGGTGTGAACGCCACAACCGCGAGATTGGCGGTGTGTCCAACTCGTTGCACACTTTGAGCGCCGCAATAGACGTCCAGGTTATCGGGCGCACGCCCAAGGAGCTAGCGCCACTGGCTCTCAAGGTGGGGTTTGTGGAGGTCATACCGGAGGGTGATGTCAATGACCGTGCAGCCAGCAATGGCTGGCTGCACATGGGGGTCATTGCGGGCACGCGGTAGGAAAAGGGGTGGTGACGGTGGCCGCTCGTACTGGTCAACAGCTTGTTGACGCGGTTACGTCCGTGGTGGACGATACGTCTTTGTTGGCCACGCTCGTGCTGGGCTGGATCAACGAAGGGCTGGGCAGCCTGGCGGCCGTTCTACGGATCGAGGAACTAGTTACTATCGCCGTGACACCGCCGACGTTGGAATACACGATGCCGACAGCGACGGGGGAGATGATCGAGATCTTCCGCGTTGTACTAGTCAGCGCACCGCAGACTAAGCTGGTCCGGTTGTCGTTGGACGACTTCGACGACCCCCCGGCGTCTTTGGGGGGTCGTATAGGCTACCGCGTTTGGGCGGGAAAGCTCAAGTTGACGTCGCTTTTGGCAGTAGATACGGTCAACATCTACAGGTATCGTTCGCCGGCGGCGATAACGCTGGCGTCGTCACCGGAGGTGCCTCCGTTCTTTGATTCCGTACTGGTTCACTACGGCGCTAAAATCGCGTACGAACGCGACGAGCAGACTGATGCTGCTGCGCTGGCTACGGCGGATTTTGAGCGCGTTTGTGTCAAGATCGATACGTACACGTCCAGGCGCGCGCAGTTGAACAGGTCGGCGTCTGCGCAGTATAAGCGGCGAGTTTAGATCGTGACGAAACAAGTGTTGGTGGTAGAGGATTTCAGCGACGGGCTTAACCGCCTGGTGGTCCCGTTGGACACACCGCCGGGACAGGCCAGCGACGTTGATAACTTCTCCAGCCGGCTTGCGCCCGCCCTGGCCGTCCGGGCGGGGCGTGGTCGCTTCGCCACGTTGGGCGGTGCTGGGACGCTCCTGGCGCCGTACCTGACGGCGGCGGGGCGGTACGAGTTGATCGTCGGTTACGCAGCCACGGTGGCGAAGCACGATGGTGTGACCTTGACGGTGTTAGACACTGGTTTCAGCGGGCGCGTCTGGTCGTGGGCGATGTGGCCTGATCGTGATGAGTTATACATCACGAATCAGGTGGACGGCCTGCGAATGTATGACGGCACAACTTTGGCAGCGGCCGCGGGCGCGCCACCTGCGGGCGACATCGTGGTACTGCACAAGAACAGGTTGTGGGTTGCCGGCATCGCCGCTACGCGTGCGACGGCGCGCTTCTGCGGCCTGAATGCACCGGCGGATTGGGCGAGTACCGGGCCTTCCGGCGCGGGGTTTATAGCGTTCAACACGCCCGATGGGTCGCCGATCACGGCGTTGGTCAGCGGTAGCACCTTGGGTGTGTTCAAACCGGCGCACGTCATCGAAGTTGCGGGCGACAGCCCCGAGGAGCCAGGGTTGCCGTTCAACCGGCTCGACCGCCTCGTCGGGCGTGGTACAAGTTCCCGCCAGGGGGCTGTCATGATTGGTAACACGATCTACTGGGTTGAGCGTGGTGGTCTGTACGAGTACCTGTGGGGCGGTGAGCCGGTTAACGTATCGCTGGCCGCGAACACGCTCTTTGCCGAAATAGACACGAACCGCTACACAGAGGCAGTGCTGATAGCTTCCGGTGATGGGCGTTACCTGTACGTGTCACTACCGTGCTGGACGGCGTGGCGTACTCTCGTCTACGACCGTTTCAAGCGGTCGTGGTGGGAGTGGAAAGCATTCGGCTTCCGCGCGGCGCTTCTGTGGCACCGCCCGCTGTAGGAGGTGAACATACGTGAGGGTGTTGCGGCTTGACCGGCAGACACGCATGGAGGTCGAGGATTCCGGTGGGTGCCGGCTAATTGCACAGCGGGGCCTGCACTACTTCGACCGTGATACCAACCAATTTGAAGATTACGTGCACTGCGTCAACCGCGACGCGTCCGTAAACGGCTTCGCATTGCGTATGAAGTGTGAGCACTGGTCCAGGTTCGGGCCGGGCGGTAAGTTCCGCTTCGGCCTGGCGACTGGGAAGTTCCTTACCTGCACGCCGCAAGGCGCTGTGGCGGTCGCCCCTGTTGCCGACGGGCCGGTCGTCACGTACAACGGTGTGTGGACCAACACTGACTTGTCGTACTGCGTTTTCCCCGAAGGTGTGAAGGAAACGATCAAGCTCAACGCGCCCGATGCTCCTACCGAGTTCGCGTTCGGGCTATGCTGCAACGATGTTGTACTGAGGGCACGCGTGGATGGCGGCTTCAACGTCGTCAGCGACGGTGTGGCCATAGGTATCATACAGCCGGCAACCGCTGTAGACGCCGCCGGCGCTACGGTATCCGTAGCGCAAACTATAGGGCAAGGCGCGCTCACTATGACTATCGATCCCGTCTGGCTGGCTGATCCTGCCCGCCAGTGGCCCGTCATGATTGATCCTACAATTACGTTGCAGCCTAACGGTACGGGGATCGACACGTATACAGACCAGGGATCACCGGACAGCAACTACGGTACTGCAACAATGCTGCGTGTGGGACGCAGCGCCACAAGTCTCAGGCATTACATACTACTCGGGCTGCCTGCGGCGCTGGTCGCTTTTGTCACGTCGCACAACTACACTAGTGCTACCATGTCACTTTATGTGTACGATCCAAAAAACATTGCGCCTGACGTGTATGCCCTAAGTTCCTCTTGGGGTGAGTTGACGGTAACGTATAATAACCAGCCGGGAGTGACGGGCACTGCGGTGGCGGGGCCTAGTCTAAGTCCAGCGGGTTGGAAGAACTACGATATAAAAACAATAATAGGTTCGTGGATTGATGGCATATACGCTAACAACGGTTTGACGATAAAGTACACAGGGTCGGGGGACGACACAGAAGCACAACTTTACTCCAGCGATTACGTGACCGATCCGTTGCTGCGGCCTAAGTTCACCGTAGTATTCGAGTATTTCCCCGGCGCGCCTATATATCCTATAGGTACTGTAACAGCGCCCACCGTGTACAACGCCGTTTCAGGGTTCACCGTGACGGGTGGGCTGCGACATTACATCACGCGCGACACTGTACCCGCTATTGCTAGCAAGCAGTTGCGCATTCGGGATGCCGGCGGTGCGTTGGTATGGGACGCAGGCGTCGTGGCAGACGTGCAAGCGTTTGGCACGTTATACGGTGTATCTTACCAAGCTAGCGGTTACTTCTACGGGCAGTCGTACATGGGCCAGAACTTCGTAGCTATACAACCGCACATCAACGGCGCGCGCGTCGCGTTGGCTACCGAGCTAGCCAGCGTCCCAGCCGACGACATAACCGTCGAGCTTTACGCGGCCGACGGGGACGGGAAGCCGGTAGGCGCTGTGCTGGCGCAAGGCGTTATCATACGTTTTGCGTCCGCCGGCGCGCTTGTGTGGAAGTACGTACAGCTGACGCCTGCGGGGCCGTGCCCCGGTTGCCTGCCGACGGCGCTAACGGTCGGGGCCAAGTACGTAATTATCATAAAGGCGCCGGCCGCGCTGATTGGTAATCGTTACAAGTACGGTTATGGTGCTGATAGTTATTCATATAATATCCTCTCGGATAACCAAGCTGATGCAGAGGCGGGTTTGGGCGGGTTTGTGTGGTCGGCCGGTACTGAAACGCTTGAGTGGACTACTGCTAAAGCGTGGCATGGTATATACTCAATTAAGGTCGTGACTCCCGGCAACGTAGTTACTGAGGGAGTTATGACCAACTTTGTCTCTGCGCCCGCCGGTGTTGTGCACAGTGGATCGTTGTACGCCATTGGGGCGGGTACTATCAAGGTCGTGTTGCAAGCCTACAGTGCCGTAGCGTTTCTTGGCGAGAGTGTGCCGCATGTGATAGTGTTGAATAGTATCACATGGACGCGCGCCAAGACTGAGAACTTCCTTACACCAGTCGGGACCACGCGGATTCGTCTTATCGCCGTAACGTCCGGCACGGCGCAGGCTATAACGTTTTACATCGATGGCCTACAGGTCGAACTTGCAGTCGCCGCGTCCACGTGGAAGATGCCCATCAGCGGTGTCTACTCCACTGACGGCGGTGTAACGTGGACCGTATACCAGGACCGCGACTACCAGATTGAGGCGGGCGCGCTGGCCGCTGTGACTGCGGTGGTCCCGCCAGGCTATCTGCAATACGGTAAGGTGTACAAAGTCACCGCCGCGGGCGTGGATGCTAACGCTACGCCGTTCGTCGAATCCACGCTTGGCGGCTACTTCATCTGCATACGCACAACGCCGGCAGGCCCTACCGACCTTGCCGCTGACGACCACCTGTTCGTCGTCGGCGATGATGGCAAGGTCTGGACGATTGACGAAGGCACCACCGACGACGGTGCGGTTATCGCCGCCGAATGGATAAGTGGCGCCCTAACTGCGCGTCAGTTCGTCGCGGAGAGCATGGCCCGCCAGCTGAAGTTGAAGCGGTTGTGGGTAGTCGCTGACGTGCCGACGGGCGCAACGCTGGGAGTGCGTGTCTCAACGCGGGCGCGGGATCTTGGGGATGGCGCGGACTGGTCCAGCCCATCAACCATCGTAGGCACAGCATCACCACAGCGCGTCAAGATCCCGTTGCCCATCGACGCGGGCACTCTCGCGCGCACGCCGTGGTTTCGCATCAAGTTCAGCACGTTGGGGCCGGTGCAAGTGATTGGCATCTACCCCGACGTGCGCTTGAAGAAGTAGGTGACACCATGCAACACCAGATCGCACGTAGCATTGGCGACGTTGCCCGCGTGCTTGAGTTCCTGGTGCGCGGCGGCATACAGGCGGATAACCTGGCGTCGCGTGCCGTCACGTTGGACGCCGGCACTGGATGGGTGGGCAAACTCGATGCCGTGTACCTGGCTGCAACGACAAACGCCGTGGTTGACACGGAGACTGGATTTGCTCACACGCTCGGGCGCGTGCCGGCAGGGTACATCGTCGTGAAGCGTGCCGGCGGCGGTGTCGTCTATAACGGCACGACGGCGTGGACGGCGACGATGATTTACCTCAAATGCACGACGGTGGCCAACGTCGTGACCCTGATCGTGTTCTAGGGGAGGTGACGGTAGAGTGGCGAGTGCGGGCCTCCTGAAGGTTACGGATGAGTTGGAATCGAAGTACGGTATGAAGCGAGGTACTGACTACTACTGGGATGAGGCTACTGGCGCGGTGGTCAACACTCACAGTGGCCAGCGTCTCACGCCGGCGGAACTCACCGACGGCTCGTCATACGCGGATCCTAGCGCCATCCAGGACTTCGCCCTTAACTCCGCAGCCGGGGGCGGCGCCGTGGCTGCCGGCACGCGTGCGGCCACACCCGCAGGCGCCAACACGTACAGTGCCTCCGGCGACCCACGATACCGCGAGTTGCTGCGGACCTTGGGCGGAGCCGTGGGCAGCGACTTCAACTACGACCCTAACACCGACCCGGTGTACGGGGCGATCCAGCAGATGTTTCAGGGGCAGTCCAAGGAAGCGTTCAACGCGATGCTGGCGTCGCAGAACGCGACGGGGATAATGGATTCGTCGATGACCGGCGACCGTGCGGCGGAGATCGCCGCGCGTACCGGCCAGGGGCTGGCGTCATTGCTGCCAGGATTGCGTGAGCAGATGTACGGTGAGCGTCAGGGCAACATCCAGAACATCCTCAGTCAGATTGGGCTGACGGGTAGCCTAAACCAGGCGGGAGACGCCTCAAACCTCGACTGGTCGCAGTTTGGCGAAGGTCAGCGGCAGTTCAACACGACGTTTGGTGAAGGCCAGCGCCAGAACAACATCTCGAACGCGCTGGCTTTGAGCCAGATGTTCGGTATTGGCGTCGATCCGAAAGCCTCCGGTGCGGCGCTGTTCGGCCAGGTGACGGGTAAGCCGACGGCAGCTGTCACTCAATCACTCCTGCCCTGGTCCAAGGGTATGACGCCTTACGAGAAGGGCGCGCTTGGCCAGCAAGGGTATGGCACGAATATGTCCATCCTGCTTGACTTGTTTAAGCTGATGGGCATCGCGCCCAAGGGGCTAGAACAGTTCGGGGTGGGCGCCGGCACGGCGCTGCCGAACCTGGGCGGCAGCGGCGCCGAAATCTCGGACTTGATCAACATTTGGAAGACTTCCGGCTACGCGCCGCAAGGCTTGGAGCAGTGGGGTATCACTAAGGGAGCGCCCCTGCCGTCCAGCAACAGCGGTTACAACCTGCTCACGCCGGAAGGGCTTCAGGCGTACCAAAGCGACACGGCGCAAATCAAAAGCGCCTTGGATAGTGGTACGCGCCCGGACGAGATTATCGCACGCCTGGACGACGCCGTGAAATCCGACGTAATCACGGCGGAGCGCGCCAAGGCATTGAAGGCGTATCTGGCCACTGTACAGAAGGGAGGTTAGGCTGTGGACCCCCTAACCGACAACTTTTTCACCCGCGCGGGCGGGAAGGAAGTCAAACGCCAAAACCTCTACCAAACGGCGGCCGACCTCCGCCGCCAGATCGCAAACGACGCCGCCCGCGCGCAGGCCGCAGGCGGGAGTGTGGGCGATAACTTTGTGCAGAAGTTCCTGCGTAAAACCCTGAGCTTGCACAGCATCGGTGAACCGGAGGGTGCAAACATCCTCGGCGCTCCGATGCAGGCGTTGGACTGGTTAGGCACACAGATGTCCCGCCTGGGGTATGGCGTTAGGCAAGGCGTCATGGAAGCCGCCGCAGCCCACCCGGAGACGGCCGCGACGGGCGCGTCCTTCGGTAGTGTCACCCTGCCGAAGGAGCGTCTCCCTGAACAGTGGGCTGACAAGGAGCGGACCAGCCCGACGCTGGCGATGCTTTTCAAGCCGGAGTTCTGGCAGGGAGCGGGGAAGGGCGTCACGCTGAAGGAAAAGCCATCCTTCAGCGACATGGAGGCAGCATTGGGCAACCGGCAGCCTGGCCTCCTGCAATCGCTTGCCGGTGAACTGATCACCGATCCCGGCAACTTTATCCCGGCAAAAGCATACGCGGGGGCACTTGGGCTGCTGGGCAAGGGAGCCAAGGCCATACCTGGCGTGACCCGCGCGCTTGATGTCGTGGCACCAATCGTCTCCACGCGCTACATCCGGCAGACTGGTGTGGGCGCAGAGGAGATGAAGGCGCTGAAGGCGGCGCAAGCGGTGATTCGCAAGTCCAAGCGCGTTGTACGTGGCCAGGGGCAGGAGGCCGTGTCACAGGCACGGCGGGCGTTTAAGGGCATCAGCGCGAAGGCGGCGGAAGCCGCCGCGCCCATCGTGGAATCGGGGAAGATCCCCGGCACGAAGACGATGGACGAACTGGCTGCCCTGTACCTTAAGGATTACACTGCCTGGTGGCGCGCACATCCCCAACGCCTGCACGCAGCCGCTGTAGCCACGCCGGAGGTGCAGGCGCTCGACGACGCACTCGCGCGGCTGAGCAAAGCAATGGAGGAGACTGGCAGTGCCGGCAGGGTGGGCGCCCCCTACGCGGCGGCAGCTAAGAAGCTGGCGAAGGGAATGGGTATCGATCTTAACGGATTGATGAAGGCCGCGGACAAGGCGATGACGCCTGAAGCCGTCATCAAGCGCCTGGCGGATGAGCGGCGCCTGGCGCTCGTCGCGGGCGCGACTGACCTGCCGCCGGACTTCGCGCGCCTGGCCTCGACGCCGGGGGACATTACCGAGGCCGAACGGGCGGCGGTGGTTGCGCACCAGCTGAGCGAGGCGACGACCGCCGCCGACCTTAAGGCAGGCATCAAGTTTGACACGCTGCCTGACTACTTGCACCATCGCTACCTGGACCCGCCTGAAAAGGTACGGGCAGCGTTGGGCTTGGGGCGGCGTCAGCGCATTCCCGGCCTCGCTGCGGGTGAGGCGGGGTTCCAGAAGCCGCGCAAGCTCCTGACGTTGGAAGAGGCCGAAGCGGCGGGCCTCCACCCGATCAAGGACGTGCGCGTGCTGACTACCGCGCGCGAACTCGCGGGCATCCGCCAGCGGGGGACGGCGACGATATTCAAGGAGTTGCAGGACATTGGTGAGGCCGTGATACGCGTCGGTGACGACGTGCCGCCCAATTGGGTACAGGTGATGCAGAAGGGGTTCGCCGGGGTGCCGGGACAGTTCTACGTGCACCCCGAGGTAGGCCGGTGGCTCCACGGAATGCAACGTGTGATGGAAGACCCCACGGAACTCACCGGCCTCTGGCGCGCGGTGCGTAAGCTGAATTCCATATGGGGCAGCACGCAAACCGCGGCGGTGCCGCAGTTCCACGTTATCCAGCTGGCGGGCAACGTGTTTAACAGCTGGGTAGGTGGCGGCGGCAACCCGCGCTATTTCGCCCTCGCACTGTCACGTTTGCGTGGCCTGGCGAAGGGCGTGGACGCAGAGATCACACTGTTTGGCAACACGTACAAAACGTCTGGGTTGTTAAAGGCTTTCCGCCTGGAGGGCGGGGAGAGCGGCGGCATCTACACGCACGTTGGCAGCACAGAGAGCGTAGTGCGTGAGATCGAGCGCGGGGTTTCAGGCGTAACGTGGGTTGATGACTTGATACACGGCCGGGGCCTTACCGTTGGCCGTCGTCTCGGCGCGGCGACCGACAACTGGACCCGGTTCGGTCACTTCCTGAACCGCCTCGCGGTGGGCGACGACATCCCTACCGCTATGGAATCCGTGCGCAAGTGCCTCTTCGAGTACGACGACATTACGCCGGCCATGGCCGCCATCCGCGGCACGTTGATACCGTTCCTGACGTGGCGCCTCAAAAACACGCCGTTCCAGGTTTTTAACATGCTGACACAACCCTGGAAGTACAAGTCGTACCTCCGGCTGCGTGACGCGCTGGCTGAGCGGTACGACGTCAAGCCGGAAGAGATGTCGGAGTGGCAGCACGAAATGGCCGTGCTGCCCATCGGCAAGGATGCGGGTAAGGACACCATCAAGACGCTCAACTTGCAGATCCCGGCGGCGGACATCAACGTCTTCAAAGCCAATCCCGCCGCCACGGCGCGTGAGGGGCTGGCGATGCTGTCGCCTCTCTTCCGCGGGCCGCTTGAGCTTGCCACTGGTCAGAACATGCTCACTGGGCAGAAGCTGCCGGCGTACCCTGGCGAAACTGTCGAGGTATACCCCGGCGGCCCGCGGATTCCCTGGTGGATGATGTACGTCCTGAACCAGGTGCGCCCATTGGGCGAGATACGCGCCCTGGCCGGACAGGTGGCGGCGGGGCAAGGCAACACGGCGCCTGAACTACAAACCAAGCGCGTCCCTGGCTTCCCCAGCCTGTACCGGGAGCAGCCGGCGATCTACGCCGTGCTCGAAAACCTCCGCCGCCAGGAGGCGGCCCTGAGCGGCGCCCGTTACAAGCGGGAGCGTGAGGAGGGCACCTACTTCCCGGCGATGAGCGACATTGAGCAGGAGCGGCCGCCTACAAAGCCGCTACCTACCGGGTTCTTCAGGTAGAGGCCGCGGCGCCGAGCCACCGCGGCCTCTTCTCGCTACGAACTACTCCGTTGAGGGGCACCCCGCCGCTCCCGAGGGCATCTGCGTCGGCGTTCCGATTGCAGTCTCCTTCGATGCCCGCTCCGCCGTGTGCAAGTCACGCAGTTCCTGCGGAGTAAAGAGCTTCTCCACCGCGTCGTGCAGGAACGTTTCCGTGTTCCACACGTTATCGAACGCGTGGACCTCGTTGTCGCCGCTGTAGCAACCCTCCCGGGTGCGCTCAACGACGATCCCGGTTTCGATGCGGTACACTACGATTTTACGACACTTCTCCATTGCTTGTTCACCTCCCTTCAACGCCTTATGGAGCGTGCTACTCGGCCGCCGCTTCACCTTCGACAATGGGCGATCCGCCGGGCGTATCCGGCGCGCCCGGCGCGGGGTACTCGGCCCCGCCCCATCCCATCACGTTGTCGTAAATCATCATGGCGAAATTGGCCACGTCGATGGCCTCAGCGGCGATGTCCTCCAGTCGCGGCTCGGGCGCGGCCGCCGCCGCGATGAGTTCCTGCACCTCGTCGCACAGGCGGGTGAGTAAGTACGTCTGCGGCATGTACGTCCAATGGGGCTTCCGGTCGTGCTCCCGCAGCATCAACTCCATCACCTCGGCGAAGCGGGCGACTTCCGACCGCAGGGGCGTCGTGTAAGTATACACAAGCGGCGCGCCACGCCTGACGACGTACATGTCCTCGCCGGGAATGTACTGGACGCACAGCGGCGTCGGTGACGCTGGCGTGAACAGCTTGCTTCCCGTCGTACACAAGCAGCCGTCCTCCACCTTCACCACGCGGCGGCCCCAAGCGCCGGGAACGCCTACGATGTACAGCCACACCGGCTTGCCCTGTGCCAACAGTTCGGCCACTTGCTGCGCAACGGTGCTGACGCCGGCCTTCATGTCGCTCTCGAAGTGGTCATTGTTCATTGGGGTAATACCTCCGTAGTGCCGCTGCTGCGGCGATGCCTGGACAGGTGGGGCAAACCCACCATTTCTTGCCGACCGGGGACCACCCGGCTACGGCCAGCGCGCCCTCGAAGTCGAGCACACTGTGCGCCGCGCGTTGGAGCTTGACGGTACATGCAATGCACTGTACGCTGTACGTCCGCTCGATCTGACCTCGCGCCATCAAGCCCATCCTCGCTTCTTCCTGTACTCCAGGAGCGCCCGGCGTTCCTGATCAGCCGCTTCGAGGTCCACGTCGAAGAAACGTGCCAGCAAGTGTTCCGTGTCGTCTCCGATCCCCGACCACTCCCCACCGGGGACGGCCTCGTTGTGCCGGCGCCATACCATGAAGCTGATCCCCTGCTCACGCAGCCAGGCGGTGAACTCCCCGATAGCCTGGCTGCTATCGTGCACCTTGAGCATCTTATCCAGGTTCGGGGTGGGTAGTTCGGGGCCGATAAGCTCCGCGACCAGCTGCTCGAACACGCGCTCCTGGCGGCGCCAAGTACGCGCGCGGCGCCGATTCTCGTCGAATGGTGACATAATACGCGTGCGGCCGGGGCCGTAGTGGCGCGCAAGGACATCACAGGCGCGGGCGGCCCAACTGAAGTGTACCGCCGGGTGCTCGTGATTCCGATCCGACGCCATGTACTGGTGAATCAGGTCACTAACGCTGCCGCGATCACCACGATCCAGCCGCCTATCCGCCTCACGTAGGACCGCCTCACCGATGTTTACCCAACGCGTCAGGCGCGACCGCTGCTCCGGTGTCTTTCCCGCCAGCAGGTTCTCCAAGGTGATCCCTCCTAATCTCGAACAGATTTGCCGCAGTAATGAGCGCGCACGCGTTGTGCGCGTGCGTAAGCGCGTCCCGCGCGAAGGCGGCCAGCTGCTCGGGGCTGCGCGCCATTGAGGCGTGGACCGGCGTGCATAACAACTGTGCCGCCAGCTGCTGCTGCTCTCGCGCCCACTTGCGGAGTAACGTGACGACCTCTGTATGTGTCATTGCGCGTCATCGTCGAAACTCAGGCGGAGATTGATTCGTGTCCAGAACTTTGGTGGGGCTTCCTCGTCCTCAGCAGGCACCTGTTCGCGCTGAACGGAGATGTGTAGTGTTGCCGGCGCACCCGTCAAGAGCCGGGGGTGTAAACACTGTTGCTTAACCACGTCACTCGGCGGCACAAGCAACTCACGGATCCCCGCCATGACCTCGTAGGTTAGGATGTCGCCGATGCTGGCCTGAAGCATCTTATCACTCAGGATGAGGACGATGCAGGGCTCCTCCTTGCGCGTCATTGCGCTTCTGCCTCCTCGCCGACGTCCTTGAAGTATTGGTGCAGCGAGTAGTCTTGAGCTTTCACCCAGCGCAGCAGCGTCGCTTTCTGCGCCTCAGTGATCCGGCGCTTGTTGGTGGGTGCGCAAACACACGCAGCCAGTTGTGAAAGCGGGTCCGCCCCGCAGGAGATCCAGTTGTACTCCTCAACCAGCTTGTCCTTCCAGCTGCGGTACGGCGCCGGCGATTCAGCGTCCGGCGCCAGTGCCTTGACATGCTCCTCCGCCGCCGCCTCGTGCAGCCCGAACGACGACACATGAAACCTGCCGTCAGGGGACACGAAGCCGGTTCGCAGCTTCCAGAGCATTTGCGCGCGTATGGGGTCATCTAGCTTCATGATCCTGTCACCTCCCAGTCTTCTAATGCGCCCCATGACGGCCCGAAGCTGACGTCGGCGCGGAAGTGCACGCCGTCCCACATGAACTCCATGTCCTGCTTGAGTTCAGCGCACGCCTGGTCGTGCGTGCCTACGGGCACTTCAACACTGATCGAATCGTGCACCGTCAGGAGCAGGCGCCGGCCGGGATCGTCGAGCAGGCGTCGGTCGTGCCGTACCAGCCCAGCCAGGCAGATGTCGCTGGCCGTGCTCTGGATGGGCGTGTTCACAGCCTGGCGCAGGATAACCTCCGTGTTCTCAGCGCCGAAGTTTAACACGCGCCGGCGCCCGAACGGCGTGCGCACGACGCCGGTGCGCATCGCCTCACGCTTCGTGGATTCGATCCACTCGCGCACCTGCGGCAGCGCGGCGAAGAACCTGTCGATGATCCCCTGCGCTTCTGGCTCGGAGCATCCAACGCTACGCGCTAGGCCGCGCGCCGTTATGCCGTACATGATGCCGAAGGTGGCACGCTTCGCCGACGTGCGCTCAACGCTTGTGACATCCTCCGGTTGCTTCTTGAAAACTGCGGCAGCCATGCTGCGGTGTACGTCGGCGCCCTCCACCGCGTCGAGCAGCACCTTATCCTTGCTGAAAAGTGCCAGGACGCGCACCTCGGCTTGGGACAGGTCGCCCTGAACCATGACGCAGCCGAGCGACGGCACGTACAGCTGATGGATGGTGCTGCCATGTGGGATGTTCTGGAGGTTAGGCTCTTTGGAAGACAAGCGACCCGTTCGCGTCGTGTTGAGGTTATAGGTTGTGTGCAGCCGGTTTGCGCTGTCCAAGAGCGACGGCAGCTTTTGCACGTAAGTGCTGTAGAGCTTGCTCAACTTGCGGTACTCCAGGACCAGTCCGGGCACCAGGCTATCGGTGGTTTCAGACAACCGGGTTAGGTTCTCTTCATCCGACGACATCTTCCCACGCGGTGCGAGAGGCAGCCCGAGCACACCGTACAGCACGTTGCAGACATCTTTCCAGTAGTTGGGGTTGAACTCGCCGCCCGCTGCGGCGTACATCTGCGTCTTCGCCGCCGCAATTTGAGTGGATAGCGTCGCCTCAACCTCAGCGCACCGGGCAACGTCAACGAGGACACCAACATACTCCATCCGCGCCAGTGCGTCACTGGCGGGGTACAGCACCCCTTCCAGGAAGGCGCGCTCCTCCGGCGTCAGCCGCTGCTCGATGTCGAGGAATGCCAGATGCGTGTACGCGGCGTCATAGCCGTTATACTCGTGCAGCAAGGCGGGTGGGCACTCCTCCATACACTTTACATGTCGTGCCACCATGTGCTTGTACGGCGGCACGTTTAAAAGCTCGACCAGGATGCTCTCCAGGTCATGGTCGCCTGGCATCCCGGAGTACAGGTAGTGCGCCAGGAGGAGGTCGCCGCCGGTCGTCAAGCGGGGCATACCGTGCCGCCAAAGCGTCTTTAAGTCGGACTTGATGTTCTGGCCGACCACCTGCATCCTGGCCAGGACTTCATCAAGACGCGTCAAGCAGTAGCGGTCTTCGCACAGGTGCCGGGGCAGGACGACCGCCGTGCCGGGGTGGTAGGAAAGGCCCAAGCACAACAGCTGCCCCTGGCTGCCGTGCTCCTCGTCGATGGTCACGCGGGTAAACTCCGCCAGGCGGGCGCATAGTGCGTCCACGTCGTCGCGTGTCTCCAGGATGAACCGCTCGACGCCGGGCGCGCCGACGCGTACCGACGACGGGTTATGCAACACTTGCGCCGCCTTGCGGAAAGCCTTAACGATGTCAATGTAATAGCCCGGCTTGTGCAGCGCCGCGCTGGGATGGAAGACCGGCATGACGTGGGCCTTCACGTCCTCGCACCACTGGACCAGCCCGTTTTCGTCGCTGATTTTGCCCTTGCCCAGCACTGCCTTTAGCGGCGTTGCGCCGCACAGGATAACAAGGTCCGGCGCCCTGCCGGCCACCTCGTCGAGGAGCCGGTCGCGGCAGCACGCGATCTCATCATCTGTAGGATTGCGGTGCGCGCCTTCGGGCGTCCGCGGCCGGCAAAGGCAGGCATTCGTGACGTAGCACTCCTCGCGGTCGATGCCGACCTCAGCCAGTATCTGGTCAAGCAGGCGGCCCGCAGGGCCGACGAACGGCACGCCACGTGCGGCCTCGACATCGCCCGGCGCCTCCCCGACGATGACCACGCGGGCGGCTAGCGGCCCGCAGCCAGGTACGTACAGGCAGTCGGCTAGGCCGCAACGCTCACACGCTTCCCTCGCCGCCTGCGCCATGCGTCCCGTCGTCCGCATTATTCTGATCGCCATCGCTCAACCCCCTCAACGCACAGGCTAGCTTGTCTACGGCCACCTCAGCAAGATCCGTGGCGGCCGCCAACGCTACCGCTACCGGGCCGGCGAACGGGCCGGCGTCTTCCACCAGGTGTTCCCACACCTTGAACACCGGTGACAACACGGCGTGAATGAGTTCGTGGATAACGGTCTGTTCCAGCGAGTACCCCGCACCATAGGCAGCTGGGGGCCAGCCTATGGCTATCAGGGCGAACTGGATCTCAGGTTGCGCTGCGCAGGTTGCGTAGGCGTCTTTCGGCTCAATCTTGTGCGGCGCCTGCGCGTTGACATCAATGCGCCAGTCCATTAGCCGCAGCCGTTCCTTCCACACTTCGATCAGTCGGCAAAGTTCATCCACTTCGGCTGCTGAACCGGGCCAGTTGACGCTCACACCACGCTCAAACACTCTGCTCTACCCCCTCCCGACCGGAATGTAGTGGTGGCCGCCCAACGGACGCTTCAACAGTACTGCTTTGAGCATCCCGCCCGCGTGCAGGCGTTCGATGTTCGCCGCGAGGGACGCTGCGGTGTACCGCCGGCCCGACGCTTTCCCCAGGGCCGCGGCGACGGCTGACGGCGCCACCGGACGGCGTGTCCGCGTGTACTGGCGCTGGAACTCGTCGAGCACCTTATTGTCTTTCCACGATAGTGCCTTGATCACGCGGTTTCACCTCCCACTTGGTCCAGGAGCTTCACGAACTCCGTCGGGCTGCGCTTCATGATGTAGTACACCAGGTGCCGCAACGCGTCGCGTGCGTGCGGCTTGCCGCGGGTGCAGGCGTACCAACCAAGACGTTTCAGCAGCGCGTTGGGAACGGCCGCCTTCGCGGAAGGCTGCTGCATCACCAGCGGCGACACGTTCTGTGTAGCGCACAGCACCTTGACGTAGCCGATAACCTGGGGCGCAGGCATGTCACTCCAGGACAACGCCGCTGCCTTCCAAGGGTGCAGCCGGAAGTCTTCGACGACGACGACGCGCAGGTAATAGGGGGCAGGGAATTTAAGAAGCTCTGCCGCGATGGTGCACAACTGCCCCGTAAGATCGGGGGCGCTGCACCATTCACCAACTAACGGCAGTACCCTGGCATCCGGGTAGAGCGGATACCGCGCCCACCCCGTCGTTTTACCGGGGTCGATAGCCAGGATCGCCGGAACGTTCGAGCACCACCGCCCGTGAGTGCCACCTGGGAATTCCACTGGAAGCACCTCCCATCTGCGGTTTATGCACGGCTGTATAGTCATAATATAACTCCTGTAGGAGTTCGGTGGGAACTCTTGCACGATGCCCAGTAACTGTAAACTGCCGGGGTGCCTAAAACAGGCTTCTGTTCCACGCACCGCCTGCGTTTCCGCCAATGCTTCGCCAGGCAATGCCTGCATTATCTTCCGTAGCACGTTTAAAACAGCTGCGGCGTGGTTTTGATGGTCATGCTTCGTCTGCAACGTCTCCTGGAGGGGGAGGGGTACTTTTCTGTGACGCAAAACATCGTCTGACGACATTTCACTATAATTAGGCCCGCCAGAAAAATTTCCTGGTCGCCCCTACAGGGCAATGCAGACGAAGCATGACCATCAAAACCACGCCGCGACCGCATTATACACGCTACGGAAGTAGTTGCATACATTGCGCCGACGAAGCATTTGGTTGATGACGTGGGTTTGAGCCCTGACTTAAAGCTGACACGTCCCTATACATCACTGAATATTGTTCCAATTTCTGTCACGTCGAACCTCTGAGCGGCTTTCATCACCAGGTCTGGGTTTAAACAGTAGATGCGCTGCCCGCGACTTGTGCCGGACCAAATCTGCTTTACTGAGGTTCCAGATGTGGAAAGAATACCCGTCTTGATCAGTTCCATGCGAATGCGCTCAGGGCGCACTTGCTCTTCATCACGCTCCATGATTTCGGCCACCCGCCGCCGGATGCGCGCCCGCGCGTACCACTTGCCTTGTGCGTCCAAAAGATCCGGTTCCTCCTCAATGAGCAGGCGCTGGCACGTCAGGATAGCGGCGCTGGTCATGGAGGTTTCACGTTCTGCCGCCTTCTTTGAGGCGTGGCTGGCGTGCGCATAGCCAAGCGCGCACTGGTAAGCGTCGCCGCCGCACAGCACTGCGATGCTCAATAACGGTTGCCATATCTCGAACTCGCGGTCGAATAACCCGGTAGCCGCCGACGTAACTGTTTGGCGCAGCGTGTTTAGCTGTGACGTATTCTCCAGGGCGAAGCAATAGAGCTTGTTGCGCAGTACCTGACATGCAGGGGCGATCTCGGCAGTGACAAGGCTGGTGATAGGAGTATCAGATGTCCGCCGCAGTACTTCGATCATGATGGCGCGATCCGTCACCATGTCGGGAAGGCCGAACATTGAGGCGAAGGCTTTGGGCGAGTACGTGGGGTACGTGCGTGGGGTGTTGTTCTCGCCCTCGACGCGTCCGGTCTTGCCCGACCGGCGGTAGCCGTCCAGCACGACGGCCAGGCGCTCATCCACTTCCTGACCACCGCGGGCGGCCGCACTGAGAATGTCCGATTCGTCGAACAGCAGCGTATTCCGACCGGCGGCGACGGCGCGGAAGAGATAGCTGGCGGAGAAAGACGACACCTTAAGCGCGTTCCACGCCAAATGTTCGATAAGCTCTAACGTTCGTGTCTTGCCGGCGCGCTTCGTGCCCGTCATGGCGAGGTAGGCGCAGCAATCATAGAGCATAAACACGTAGGACGCCATGACCCACAACGATAGCACCTTGTATGCGTCCTCGTGTGGATACCACATGTACGTCCTGAACAGCCCTTCGATTTCAGCCTGTAGCTCGGCGGGATCTACCGTCACGGTGCGCGCGTTGAGCCACGCGAACACATTATAATCGGTGACGCTATCGACGCTCCACCGCGCGGCGTCGCCAGGCGCGCCGATGCCCTCCGGCGCTTCGACCATCCGGTGGTCGCTGGTGATAAGCCGGAACGTGTAGACGCCACGTTGCGTCGGCAGCCAGACGCCGATGTGAAACCGCCCGCGCGTCCAATCCTGCGCCAGGCACATGTCAGCCTGACGTGGTTCAGCCAGCGGCTCCGGAATGGTGGGGATAAGAACTTGAAGTTCGACGGCCCTGATCTCATCCCTAATAACCTTGGTAGACACGCTGAGCATCCTGGCAGCTTCCGCGATGTAGTACGCGCGGCGCGTTTCGGGGAGCTTCGCCAACGCGGCGGCCAGCCGTTTCGTCCACGCGATCTGCTCTGTGATCATCGCCTCTTTCGGGAGGTCGCCCAGTGTTGGAATGTCCTTCATCAGGTCCAGCACTTCGTCGCGCTGCTCACCCGCCGCAGCCGGTGTCGCCGCTATGATCAGGTTGTCCAGCCGGTGGCCGGCACAGTGCAGGTCGTTGACGTCCGTAGCGTCGGGCATTTCCAATACCGTGACCGATGCGGCGTGGTCCGCCAGCGACGCGCAGACCTTCTCAGCGCCACGCCGGCCGGGGTCGTCGCCGTCGAAGGCGATCACGACGTCCTGGCCGCGGAAGAGCGCGCCCCACTCCTGGCGCCAGCCGCCGGCCCCGCCGGTGGAGGTTACGGCGCGCGCCCCTTGATGCAGGATGCTGAGGCAGTCGGTTTCACCTTCACAGACGATAATCGGGCCTTCGCCCGACAGGCTTTCCAAGGGCCAGAGCCGCATCTGGCCGTGGCCCGGTGTGTTGATGACCTTGTTCTTCGCCGCGCGTTGCGCAGCCATGCGGCGGACGTTGACCAGGTTCCCTTCCTCGTCGTGGATGGGAATCGTCACACGTTCGCCGTCAAACCCAACGTTGTAGTATTTTAACACTTCCACGTCGCCGATACCGCGGCTTTCGAGGTAGTGCAGGACGTCGGGCGTGGTTACGAGTGTCGCGTGCCAAGCGGCGATCTTTGTAGGTGTGGGCAAGCTCACGTTCAGCAGGTCGTTGACGAGAGCATCAGCGTGGTCGTGGGTGCATTGCTCAACCGCCTGGACGAACGTAACGGCGCTGCCGCTTTTGCCGCAGGCGAAACATTTCCAAAGGCCGGTATCATCATTGAACGAGAGTGATGGTTTATTATCGCCGTGGAACGGACAGATGGCTGCCCGCTCTCCGGCGTAGTTCCGCCCGCTTGTGACGCGGGTGTACCGCTCGAACACCGGCGCGTACAACGTCCGGCCACCCCCTCTCCACGAGGCCCGCCCCAGTCCGACACTTAGTCGGAATCACATTCCGAAGCGAACCGCATGGCCGGCATAATCACGGCCCGTTGCCCCGACTTAGACGCCGGCCTTCCCTGAACACGCTGGATTTCCTCGATCTCAAGGCCGTAAACAGTGGTATCCAGCGTTTCCCGCGTCGTTCGAGTGACTAGGAAGTCCTGTGCGGCTACCATGTCCTCCGTTGTCACCTCGAACTTCCCGCCCAATCGCTTGACCGCAACGCGTAACATCATGCGCTGCCAGTGCAGTTGCCGGTCCCGCGCTTTTAGTGCGCAGCACTCGGACGGGTACGTGCATGAACTAGGTTTCACATTCTTCACCTCCTCCTGTGATCGTGCAAACAAGTTGAGGGCGACGGCCGGAGTTGAACCGACCGCGCATCTCTGTAGCTGCAGGATGCGCGCGCCCTTCCTCTCGGAAGAGGCGAACAGGAGAGCCGTTTACGGGTGGCCTACCCCGCTGCGCTCCCCCGGCGTGGAACCGCCACGCTACGTCGCCGTAAACCTTAACGCCCTGTGCCGGCCTCTCCTCGCGGGGTGCAGCGCGCCCGGCCAGGACAAGCTGGCGACGAGCGGTACGAACGGAGGCCCGCCCCGCCGCCCCCTCGGGGCGGGCCACAACGCATCAACCAGCGGGCGAGGGCCGGACTTACACCGGCTTTGGGGTCGCGGTGGGTTGGGGCTATAGACCCGTAGCCCACACTCGGACAAAGAACATCCTGCGCCCTACGCCCCGACCTAGCAGTCTTCAGGCGTGTCTCTCCACGCCGCCTCGCCCGCCAAAACCTAGTAGTTGTGTCGATCTTGGAGTTGCTTGCGGATCGCGTCGCGGATCATGCCTTCCAGTTTATCCTCAACCGCCCGCGCCACTTCTTTCGCCTCACCCGGCTCTAACTCGATCCCGTCTCCTTCCGCCACGTCTTCAACCTCACTGACTTCTACGATGTCTCCCATTTTCTCACCTCCAACTGTAACAGGCGGAGGCCGGATTCCAACCCAGCACCCCTTGTTGCTCCACGTGGCGCCCCGCTTAGTGGGCCAGCAGGCCCTGGCGGCCTGAAACACCGCCCCGCAAGTGACGCCCCGTACCTACCCCACCCGCGCTGCCGCGCGTGCTCCGCCTGCCAAACTGGTGCCGGCGCCGGGACTTGAACCCGGATGCTGCTGTGGAAAGCAGCGGCATTGCTTTAGAAGAGCGCCGCGTCTACCGTTCCGCCACGCCGGCGTTCTCGCTACTTCGCTGCCGGAGCGTCCCCGTTGTAGGCGATCTTGCGTATCTCAACCGTGTCAGGCTGGCTCTCAGGCCGCAGCTTCAACATGCACTCGGATAGGAACACGAGGGCGTCAAAGCGGGACGTGAACACCCAACGGCTGTTGTCGGTGTCGCTTCCGACTATGAACCCGTTCTCTACGATGGTGAGATGGTACATTACGAAGCTCTTCATATGCTTGTCCCCCTTTTCGTCCAGGGCACGCGGCCCGCACCGCGCTGACGGTTGATGCCGCGTGCCCGTACTGCCCTCGACCTGCGCGGCTGTGTCTGTGGTCTACGCCTCTTGAGGCGGCTCACAAGTGTCGCGGCGGCTAGTACCTGTGCTTTGCATCGCAACTGCGTCGGCGGTTGACACCAACCTGTTCAGGTGCGCATCAACAGCCGCGTGCACGTCAGACGGGTAGGCACATGAGTAGTGCCGCGCCGGACGGGAGTTGGAAGGGTCACACGTTACCAGAAAGCCGTTCTCGATCCGCGCGATGATGATTTGACACAGGATCACGTTTTGTGCGTCCATACATTCACCTCCCTCGGAACGTGGTCGGCTCTCCGAATCTACGGCACCCGGCGGACGCCGGCCCCACGAGTACGCGGGGAAGCGACAACCTGGTCCAAGGCCGTACCGACTACTCCACCAGGGCTTGTAGCGGGCGGCATAGCCTTCAACAGAGCGTTGCGGTCGATGGCGTTGGTCTTGTCGTACCGCCGGCCGACGACGCCGTAGATCAGGCCGCCGTCAAGCCATTTGACATCAAAGTCGCCGCTATGCTCCCGGACCTTCTCCTCCAAGCGGTCAGGTCCAAGGACGGCGCGGCCCAAGCTCCCGAGCTTGTACGCGTCGCTGCCACGGACGAAGAACGATTCGATGAACGCATGGCCGGCCAGCGTCTCGTGGCCCTCGACCGTCAGCTTGACGCCGACGACAATGTACGGGTTGCCATCTTTGCCCGTCCCATCACGCATCGCATCGTCGGCCACGGACACTCGTAGCAGGTAGTTGCCGTCGGGAATTAGGGCCGGTTGCTTGAGTGGTGTAAGGTCGTTACCGAATTGCAGGATAGTGCTGCTTCCCGCCCCTGACCGCTGCTCAGGCATCGTAGTAATCACCTCGTGCGTAGGATTCGATGATCGTACCGAGATTTGGTCCGCCAACCCCATGCGCCAGGGCGACCGCCGGCGGGAAGCCGGGGTTCTTGCCCATAAGGTCAACGGTTGGCGAAATGTGGAGAATGTGGTGATGTACTAGCGCACCTCCCTCAACCGGAGAACTCACCGCGCTGCTCAGGTGCGCGATGGCGTTGAAGTAACCTGGCACCTTGTCCGCGAAGCTCTTCTGCGCGCCAAGGGGTTTGGTCTTGATCGACCCCTCGTCGCAGAACTCCCAGCACACGAAGACGACGTGCATAGGGAGATCGCGCAGGGCTGACACGAACTCGCGGACGATCAGCTGCATCTCGTACCAGTCACCTTGCTCCGGCCGCACAGGATCGCGCATTGTACGTCGGTTAGGGCCGGCCCCTTCGGCAACCCCTACGGCAACGACCCGGCGCAGGATCTCATCCTGAAGTGCCGTGCCGCCATCGATGCAGAGAGTTTGGTACGGATGCTTCTCGAATGCCAGGTACTCAACCAGTTCGCGTAGCTGCTCGACGATTGACCCGGCAGGGTCAAGAGGCCATTTAGGGATCTGGACGCCCAGCTGAGCTTGAACCGGCCGGATAGTCGCGTCGGAGATGTGCTCCTCCGGCACGAACAGGAGAGGCGTCGGGCATAGGCAGCATTGGTGTGTCTTGCCCACGCCCGGCTGCCCGTACAGCAGGATTTTCATGTACTGGGGGCTATCCCCACAGTATGAAATCCGGCCTTTGGCCGGGGCGGCGGCAACCAGCCGTACAGGCGACGGCGCGGCAACAGGCGAAGCCACTTTAGCTGCCACTTCGCCCAGTACGGGTATTGCGGCCGCCCGCCCGCGCCGTTTCTTGATCGGTGCTACGGCGGTATCTACCTGGTCGGTGACTGGCGGTGCCGCCGCCTCTACCGCCTCCGCCATCATTTCCAGCCCTGCCAGCAAGGCGTCGGCTGCGGGGTGTGCAACTATAGCCGCAGCGGCTGCGGCGGCGGGGGTGGGCACCAGCCTGCCGCGCACGCTGCCGGTGAAGTTGAGCGGCGGTATGCCGGGAGCGACAGCGACGGTAGGAACGGGAGGGGTCGCAGCTGGTGCGCTCTCCACTACCACCGCCTTGGGGGGACGGCCACGCTTGGGTTTCGTCACTTCTACTTCTGCCGCGGGTGCGGGCGCCACCGGGCGTGTGCCCGGTGCGGCAGGCGCGGCGCCTCCACGTCGGGGGGCGGCCGCAACGGCCTGCGGAACTGGCTTGACGAGTGCCGGCGGCAACGTCGGCGGTGTGATGGTTGCCGGCGCCGGGCCTGAGACAGCCACACGCCTGATCGTGATCATGCAGGGGAACCTCCTTTGTGTCTACGCGTCCTCTTCCCACCGGCTGCCCGGCTCTTCAGCGGCGGGCGTGACGGCAGCGAACGCGTTCTCGACGATGTAGTCAACATCGTTCTGCGTGCCCCGGCTCAGGGCCTCGCAGAGGTCGATGTACGGGCCGCGACAACGCCACGAGCAGACCTGAATGACCGGCCGTGGCAGCCAGTCCCGCTCGGCGAGGATGCGTCGGTACAGCGCGTAAAGCAGTCGCTGCACCGATGCCAGGCCGGTATCGTTAAACGTGATCGTGTTGTACACAATCACGTCCTTCCGCGCCCTGGCCGGGTCCACCTTGCGAATCTGGACGAGCACCAGGCCGGCGACCGGCATTTCGGGGAACATCTCGCGGCTGGCCCAGGCGTAGACCCCGAATTGTAGCACCATGTGCAGTACAAGGGGGTCCATCGCGTTACGTACGGTCTTGTACTCCAAGGGCCAGCGCACGTCAACCGTCGCGGGCAACTGTTTGCCCTCGAACGGCACGATTTGAGCATCCAGCGTGCCCGCGACGACGGCCCCGGCGCGGTATCCGGTATCCGGGTTGCGCAGCCGCAAGGCGAAGGGTCGCTCAGCGGCCACGACGCGGAACGGTAGCGACGGCGCCCAGATTGCGTAGGCGTCGAGGAGCTTGTGTGCCAATGCGATGTCGTCAGCACGCTCCTTCTGCCGCTCGGGCGACAGATTCTCGTCGATGTACGCGTTCATGGCAATGCGGACGGCATCCACCGGCGCGTCGGGCGTGTTGAACGCCGCGACGCCGGCGTGGACCAGGCCGCCCACAAACAGCTTCTGCTCGACCTGTTTAGGGACCAGGCCGCAGACGTGCTGCATGAAATACCGCCGCGGGCAAACCAGGTACGTCTCCAACGCGCTTGCGTGAAGTTCGGGCAAGCCCTCGGCGGTCAACGGGAATGGTAGTGGTGCTGTACGCCGCCAGCTGTGACCATTTGCGCGCGCTGGATGTGCTGTGAGTGCTTTCTTCCTACCCAACTTCGCTCACCTCCTGGAAGTCCCTGCGCAGCCCGCGCAGGGCTGTTTCGACCATCAGCCCTTCACTAATCTGGTCTTCCTTCCGTGCCAACACCTCCTCTATGTAGTCGTCCACCGTATTTGCCGCTTGTAGGACAATGACGTGCACTGGCTTGTCCTGGCCGCGGCGATGCAGTCTATCCTCAGCTTGCACGTTCACGTTGGGAACCCAGTCGTGGTCAGCGATGACGCAGATGTCAGCGGCTTGCAGGTTCAAGCCCATGCCGGCGGCGCCGAACGTCCCGACCAGCACGCGGCAAGCCGGGTCGTCGGAGAACCGCCGCACTTCATCCCAGCGGCGCTTGTCCGACATCTCCCCGGTGATAAGGGCTGGGGCGGCACCTTTCCGCTCGGCCCGGTTATGTAGGATCTCGGCGTATTTGCGGAAGGTCGTGAATGCTACCACCTTGTGGTCAGCGTGGTAGTCCTCCACGATGTCGCTGAATACCTCGGTCTTGGCGGCCCAGACATCAGCGCCGCCTATCAAGACGGGAGTGCAGGCAACCTGGCGCAACCGCATGATGAGAGCGATCACTTCCGCCGCAATAACCCAACGCGTTGCGCCAGGCCCCAAGGCGTCGAGCTTGGCCATGCCGTACGTCGCCAGTTCGCGGTAAATGCGCTTCTGCTCCGCGCCCAGCTGGAGCCGCACGAACTCGCGGCTCTTGGGCGGGAGGTTGAGGAGTTCCTTCGTCCGCCGGATGAAAAAGCCCCCCAAGTATGTCTGAAATCGCTGTGGATCGCGCAAACACACCTCGCGGACATTCCAAGTACCGCATATATCTGGGTGGAACCATGTTTCAAGCCACTGCCACTGGCTCAAGTGGTGCGGCTCGTCCACCGTCCTGAGAAGCGACCAGAGTTCGGCCAGGTTGTTGTTCACCGGGGCGCCAGAGAGTAGGTAGACGTGCTCCGCGTGGTCAGCAGCGGCCCAGATGGCCTCCGTACGTATGGCCTTGGGGTTCTTGATCTTGATCGCCTCATCAACAATGAGTGCCAGGCCGGCAGCGGGCAGCTGGCAGAACAGGTCGCGGTGGGCGACCACGCCTTCGTAAGTGGTGACGAGCCAGCGCGCGTCAGGCAAGGTCGCGGCGGCGGCGGGCACGATCTCGGCTGCGCCGATACCCCAGCGGCCGATTTCCCAGAGCCAGTTATAATGAAGGCTCTTCACGGCCACGACGATGATGCGTGACGCGCCCACGCGTTCACAGGCGCGAATGGAGGTCGGCGTCTTGCCCAAGCCCATGTCGTCGGCCAGGAGCGCGCGCCCGGCGGTGTTCAGGTAAAGCACCGCGACGCGCTGGTGGGGGTCGAGGTCACGCCCGAACTCGCCGACATCCGCATCCGGCAGCGCCGCGATGTCGCGCAGGGTGGCGTATCGTTCCTGCTCCGCCTGGAGGTGCGCGGTGCAGGATGGAGTGCAAATGACGTGAGGGACGGTTTGGGCGATGCGCAGGAGGTCCGCGCCCAGCGGGAACCGCCAGGCTCCCCGCTCCTTAGACCAGCGACCGCCTGCCGCCCGAGCGGCGAAGCGGTCCTCGTACCGTGTACGCAGAAGCAGGGCGTGCGGGCTGCCCGCGGCGCCCTGCTCAATTTCGAGGGTCGGCATTAGAAGCAACCCTCCCTCTCTTCGCCGGTTCGGTGGGGGGTGGGGACAAGAGTGGGTCGAGACGCGCGTAGCCGGCGCTGTCGAAGATTTCGTCGATGCAGCAACGCAGCACGTGCGCGATCTTAATCGCGGTGCGTAAGCTGGGGTGACGTTTGCGCTGCTCAATCTTCGTCAGTGTGCTGGCGGCGATGCCTGCGGCGCGGGCAAGACGGTACACGTTCAACCGCCGTTCGTCGCGCCGAGTTTGTATGATTGTGCCGGTACGGCGCCGCTTTGCCACTCCTATCCCTCCCCCACCTTTATATGATACCACGAGGGCTACACTCTGTCAAGGGGCCGGCCTCCGCTCGTCGCCGCGCGCGTTTAGGACGTACTCCCGGCGCGCGTGGTCATACGTGATAGGAACGGAGAACTCGCCTCCCAGAGGCTGGAACTCGAACTCGCCGGTCACACAGCCCGTACTCTGCGTGCCGTTGAGGATGTCGAGGAATTCGGCCACAGACGTCAGCTGCGTCTCAGTCAAGGTCAGCACTCGCGTTGCCACCTCAGATTCACCTCCCCTCAGTAGAATCTGGCAGCTTCTGCTTATACGGTCTTATCAGTACGTCGAACCGCACGACGACGTGGAGACGGCTGCACAGCATCGATGCTGTCGGCTGCCGCCACCGGCGTCCTCCGGCGACGCGTCTTGGGCGGTGGTGCCACTGGCTGCGCTATGCGCGTCTTGATGAGGTCGTAAACGTACGCGCAGATCCTGTCGATGACGTAGGCGCCTCCTACAATCACGAGGATCAGGAAAAAGACACGCAAGACGACCTCTTCCCAACTGTTAGGCGCGAAAAACATCGTTCGTTACACCTCCTTTCGCGTGCGCGGAGCGACCCACGCATTGGGGCGTATGTCCAACACCTTGATGCCCTGCGTCCCCAACGCGCTCCGCAGTTGGTGTTGTAACCTGCGCGCTGAAACATCGACGGGCACCTCCACCCTGATGTCAATGTGCCTGTTCACCGCGAACAGGTCGGGGGCCGGGGCTGAACTGGCGGGAATCATGTGCGTGCCGCAGACGGGGCAGTCCTCCGTAGTTGACGGCCAAACCGTGCCGATCAGGTTATGGCAGATTGGACACGTGACGCGACGCCAGATGGTGACGCCGAAGAGCCGAACTACGTGACACCTTGTGGTGAAACTGCGTATGGGCGTTAGAACCACCTCCGTTTGCGCGCGACGTAGCTCAACACAAGGCAGAAGACGAGCCACGCCGCAATGGCTATCTTGCTAATCACGTCGGCCCAGTGCGTGCAGCCGACGCACACACTTGTTGTACGCGTTGATGAAGATCAGCACGCGGGGCACGTCCTTGGCATTCAGGGCGGTCCTGATACCCGCCTGATACTGCACGAGCAGGCGCCCCTGGCCAGCCGCGCGCTGCACGCCCAAGTGAAGGGCTGCGCGGTCGGCGTCCTGCACCGTGAAGTCCTCCAACATCGGCATGAAATCGACCATCACGCCGCGCTCGTCGGTGGTGTACGCGATGCGCAGGCCGACAGGGGATTTCAGCCCCTGCGCCTCAGCGTTCTCTTGGAGGACGCGCATTCCCTCGGCGCTAACGTGCGCCGCGACGCCGTTTTGGAATGTGCAGGTCTTTACCCCGGCCGGCGTCTCCCCGATTATCTCCTCGATTCGGCCCTCTTTTCGGAGCGGCGCCGCCATCGGCGTTCGGATCCCCTCGCGCTGATCGTCCATCGCTTGATCCTCCTGCCTGTTCCGATCCTCTGGGTTCACTGCTACCACCTTCCTTGGCACCGTATTCCCTGACCTCCGCCTCCAGGTCGCCGGGAA